AGAAAATTTGACGCTTTCAATATTTCCTGCCACGCCATACTACTATCTCCCACTACTACCTAGTCTAAATCTCTTCTGTTAAATTAATTTTTCTTCTTTTCCCATTTTGTACAGGGAAACCATGATTAATTATGTCTGCATTAGTTAACATTTTTCTAAATTTTACCCTTATTTCAGGAGTTGCATTTTTCCACATATTTTCAACCATATCTAATGCTTCTGATAATTGCCCTACACTATCTCTTTCGAATGCATCATCTCCTAGAGTTTCGTAGATATCTCCGATATTTTCTAATTCTTCTTCGTCTTCAACTTCCATCCAATCTGAAAGACTAAGCGTTAATTGACTAAATTTTTCTAAGTCAGACAGTCTAGAACCTCTCAATGTAACTTTACCTACCGCATTTAAGGAATTTTTGAAAGCAGAAACTGCTCTGCGGTATTTTAATTCAGATAGTGTACTACGAGTTCTACTGGTATTTGGTAATGTATCTAATAATTCTCTAAAGATATCATCACTGTCTAAATTGTTGTATCTCCTAAATGTTTCACTAGCACTTCCATCACGGTTTTGTTCATAGAAAATTAACTTGAATGCGGAGGGCATTCTATTTATATTTTCTAAACCCGCAAGAATACGATTTACTACGTTCTTAGGCTTGAATATTAAGTCTTGAGTTAACACCAATTTTTCTCTAACACTATTATCATTAATGTCTTTGGTCTTAGAAAAAATTTCTAATAATTCTTCTAACTCCTTTTCTACATTTTTAGTGCTAGTTTTTGTATCTTCAATTTTAATTCCGTGGGTTGCTTCCATCATAGCAGCACTAGGTTTTTTACCACCAAATAATGTATCGGCTACACTACTAATCGTAGATTCCTTTTTCTTTTTTTTTAAAATCTCAAAAAAAGAATCGTCCATGTAACTCACCTAAAATGGAATATTTTCTTTTCTATTTTTTCTTGCTTTAGGTAACAAGATTGCATCCGGTATTTCAGAAGCCTTAGGTATTTTTTTCTCCACAGTAGTTTGTGGGTCTACTCCCCCAACAGAATAATCTCTTGATTTTGTTTCCTTTCTACTATAATGAGCATATTGTTCTGCTCTTGCATCTGCTAGTTGTCTTTCTAATTCTCTTACACTTTTTTCACTCATATTATTTACCCCTGTACCCCCATTCGATTGCTTTTTCCATTCCCGGTATTTTTCTACCGCAATGCTTACAATTACCATCGTCATCCATCATCATTTCTCTTTCTGACTTTGTTCTCCAACACAAACAATCATCACGGTTTTTTAGTAGTTTTTTCCAACTCATATTGTCTCCCCCCCTACTGTTTAACAATTACTTCGACATATAATGTAGTTGATGAGCCTTTCCACAATTTTATCTATTTGCTAGACTTATTCCCGTGACATTTCCATTTTCTACGACTTAGATTATTAGGACTATCAGGGTCTTTTCTCCAATCCCCTTTTATCTTATTTGACCTTGCACAATAAGCATCACCTTTACTTGTACCGGGTCTAATTCTATCTCCGCCATCTTTCGCTTTACCAGCCTGACCATAAGAAGTTCCTTTTGGAGAGACAAATCTTTTACCCTTGTTAGGTTTTTTCTTTTTCAAAACTTCTTCCCAACTCATAATCTTTCAGCCCTCTATTCTTTGGTAGACTTTTTTTCCTGCTTTTGTTCTAGGAACATGTTGCTTGCCTTTCTTTCTACCTGCTCTTTTCTTTCTGTTCTCTGCGGCTCTTTGTTTGGGAGTTAATGACTCAGCAACTGCTCTAGGAGCATATCTTCCTTTCTTTCCTTTTCCTCCCATATCTACCCAATCTTCATCTTTCCATTCTACCATAGACTGTTGTGAGGGTTGTAAATTTTTCTTTTTAATCAAGTCAAACCAATTAATCACGATACCCACCACCTGCTTTCTTGTATCTTGCAGCAAGTAACTGTGCTTTTCTTGCAGACCATTGACCTTTTCTACCGCCTTTGCTTCCTGCTTTTATTCGTTGGAATATCCTCTTTCTCATACCGGGCTTAGTATAATTACCCGCTTGGTTAACTGTTGATTTCTTTCTCTTAATAACGTCAAACCAACTCATTAACCTACTCTCCTTTCAGTACGCTTGTCAACATTTTGATTTCCAGCATCTGCTGGTAATCCAGTAAATCTCTTATCAGGTCCAGTAGACATTGATGGTTTGTTTCTAGTTGCAGGTGGATTTTCTTGTGGTTTACTACCACCCATCATCATCTGTTCTTGCATTTGTCCCATTTGACTTGCATCTATATCTGTTCCAGCATAAGGGTCAAGTTCTACTTTATCTCCACCTTGGCTTGCACCACCTTCACCACCTTCCATTTTTGGCTCAGGTTTAGTATATGAAAATCTACCTTCGTCATCCATATTTACTTCAAATCCTAAATTTTTAATTGACTGCTGCAATATTAACTTCTATCTCTCTTTTACGAAGAACTGCAATTTCATCTTCTTCTTCTGAAGGAGGCAACTTTAACTCCCAATCTGTAATCCCAAATTCCTTAGTCATAAATGGAAACACATAATTATTCCAAATAGTTTGCGCCATTTCTACTGCTCTATTAGTAACAAGTATTTGCATACCTTCGTTATTTAATCCACCACTAGCAGAACTGTCAGCCATGAAAACTTTACTAACTCCATAGAAATCCAGAAATCCTATCTCTTAAATCATCTTTAACAGAAATATAGTCCATTTCTTTTAGGCTATCCATGAACTTAATCCACTCAACTCCTCCTTTACCGCCTTCACCTTCTATTCCCATAACAGGAATAAAGTGTGGGTCTTGCTCCATCTTTTCTTTGACGCCTCTCCAAAAAGATTTCATAGATTCCATATTTCTTGTTTGTACTGCCAATAATCCTCTTGGCATTCTTGCCTTAGTGTAGGAAGAATTAACATAATTTTCCATAGCAATTAGCAATGTAGTAATCTGATTCCACATTGTCATAATTGGGGATTGTCCATATAATCTAGAAGGTGAATATTTACTGAAATGTAATACTTCTCCATCTAAGAAATACTGTTCAGTCTCCATTTACTCTATTTACATAATGTACAGGATATAAGTTCAGAACCACACATGCCACAAGTATCAGAAATTTCTGTACTAATAAAATCTCTATGATTCAAACATGTAAATCCTTGATGTCCTCTTTCTCCTATTTTCATCAGCATAAATATGCATAGAAACAGGGTCGCCTCTGATATACTTCCTTAATACGATGCATTCGTATGTCTCCATTATCCATCAACAAAGTATTCCTTAACCATAATCATAAGTATGCATCGTCCATTATATTCAAGTCATCTTCTAACTCTTTTAGCACATCAATAAATAATTGTTCACCTTTGTTTACATAACCATCTAATAATTTATGTATGTATTTTAATTGGTCACGATTAGGCTTGACTAAGTTAGTACTACCACAATCAATACAGGCAGTAGTAGGAGTTTTGTGTTCTCTTCCACAATCTGTACACTTGACTACAAACTTTTCTTCCCATGTATACCCACGCCTAAATATTTCATTTTTCAATTGAGTAATACAAGTACGTACAATTACAGATTGGTAAGTAACGTGATATATTATTGGAGCAGTTATAATATTTGACGGGGCTTTTTCTTGAATACCCGGATTGTAAATGTTTCTGTCTTGGGGCTTAGGGGTCGTTCTTCGAGTTAATCTCTGAAACAACGTTGGCTTCTTTTCTACCATACTACTCTTCCTCCTCCATCTTGTGGATAACATCGACCACTTCGTTATCCTTCAAAACTTCTTCTAATTTATCCATAGTAGAATTTTTATCATTATCATAATATTTTACAACACTATCTATGTCAATCTCATACTTTGCGAAATCATAGTTCTTATGGTCTTTATGATTTTCATATTTCATTAATTTAAAGTTCAGTTTTCCTTACGTGCCTTGTACCAATTTGCTTTTTTATGATTTTTTCATTCTTAAGTAACTCTAACAATATTTCTGCATTTTTCCCTTTCATTCTAAAATGTGGTAAGCATTTGTTAATATTCTCCAACATCATTTCTAGAATAAAAGTTTAATCTATTGACATTGGTTTAGTGTCTTGTGGAGATTTTTGGTCTAAATGTAGTCTCCCACATCCTAGAGATTTATGCATTTCTATCATGAATGCTTTCCTCTGTCACCCGTTGCAACTAAACCAACTCTAGGATTATATTTTTATCCATAGTAATGTATCCATCAGAATCTATGAAAGCCGCAGTATAAGCATAAATATCCTTTTTTAATTTCATCACTGAACTTATAGAAAGAACCTTCAACATTAGTAATGTTACTTTGTTTAGCCATTTTAGAAATTATACTAGGAGTTGTTTTCTTGAATAGTTATCTTAGGTAATCTTTCGTGTATTTGTCTAGCAGATATTCCCTGACTCTTCACTAACTAACTTGTTATGTGGTGTTTGATAATTCTTTTGAGTTAAGTTTTCATATGTTTCTTTAACTATTCTCTTGAACTCTCTTTAGAATTGTCATCTGTTTTAGTTAATTTTGAATACTCTGAGTTGAATGGCATACCATCCTTCTCTATCTCGCTTCCCAATATTTACAAAGTATCACAATTTCTCTTCTAGTAACTTCATCATTAACATATGATAATTTAATTAGGTTATCTTCAGTGCAAGTCATATCTTTTAGAACAGGTTTATATTTCTTAACCAATAAATAGAATCCATACTAGTATCTAAATGAGTTGAATATGCTTTGATTAAATTATCAATCGATTTTGTAATCTGCTAATTTTTTCTTCTCCTTTCAGAGTTCTTCTAAACTTTTTTAGTTCTTTAATATCTTAGGTATATCTTTACCTTCTATCTCATATTTTTTAAGTTCATATTTTAGTTTTCTTAGCATCTGAAAGTGTTAACCTAAAATCTTCTGCGAATCTTTTTTCTAATTGTATGGTCTGAAATAGGTTGGATAACCAACTCTTTTCATATCTTCAGTGATACTTTTTTCTTTCTTCAGATGTTCTTCCGTCTTGGTTCAAGGTCTGCAAGCATCTCTTAATTTGTCACCCTTTTCACGCCACGCATATACCCTAGAAGTTCAGCCCCAGCATACCGCCTAAAGACCTATTCGTAGGCTTAGGACTTATCAAAATTCCCATATCATCTAATAACATGAACACATCTTGTGTTTTTGTAGCGCAAGCGTTGGCCAATGCTAAACTCATTACTAAGTCATCGTGTGCGCCTACACCTTCAAATTTCCTGAATATGAGTAATAGAAAACATTGACAATTCTTCAATTAAAGCGTATTGGTTAATTTCTACTAGATTATCACCATATGGGAAAGTTATTTTTCCATTTTCTATATTCATTTGTAAATTCAAGAATTATTTCCTGTTTCTTTTTCTAGTAGTATTAAAATCTCTAACGTTCAAATCTGAAATATTCCTTAGTTCTTGAGTGAATGCTTTAGCGAAAGTATTAGTTTCGTATAGTATTTCTTCAGGCTCAAATATTTTACCTATCAAACTAATCTTATCAATATTTTCTCTAAACTCAACATTTTTAGCTCTATCAACATGAACAATAGTTTTGTTTTTTCTCATCATCACTTCTAAAACAGTAATTACATTGTAGTCTCCATCAGTTGAGATAGCAGGGTCAACTCCAACATAATATTTGTATCCCTTATCCTTTCTATGTCCTAATTTCAAAACATAGTCTTTATTTTTACATTTCAGCAATAAACTCAGGATTAAATAATGCAGTTCCAGTAGAGATAGGAACACAAAGATATTCTCTTGTAAACTTAAGAGAACCTATTTCAGCCTTTCTTTGCATAAGTGCATCATAAGTCCCAACGTTCAGGCCAAAGTGGTTCATTCATTGCATTAAGACAAGGATATTTTTTAACAGTATATGCACTCATTTTCTTCTAATTGTGCAAAATATATCAGTATAGGTAAACGGTGTACCAATCATTCTCAACTTAGAAGTGTGATGAAGTGTTGGTATCATATCTCCAAAGAACCAATCAGTAACTCTTCTGAATACCTGCTAGACTAAACTCTTTCAAAGGGTCGTCAATAATAATCTCTTGAGGGTGAAGTCCTCTAATCTGAGAACCAACAGAACGTTCTAAAATTGCGTTACCATTTGTTAATTGAATGTTACCAATAGCCCAACCCCTACTAGGTTTGAACTGTTTAAGTGCTGGATGATTAAAATATCTATCAATTTCTCTCATGTGAACTAAAGTCTGCTTTTGGTTAGAAGAAATGTATAACATTTGAAATGGTGGTTCTTGAAATATTAAGATTCCATACTACCCAACTATGCATAAAGACAGATTTACCGTGGTCACGACTACAAATAATAACTGTTCTATCAGTAGTTTCCATTGATTCTAACCATTCTTGCATATATTCGGGTACATCATACCTAAGAACATTTTTAAAAAAATATGGAAAAGAAGTTTTAGATAATTCCATATCCATTTGTGAAACAAAATCTAGATTATCTATTTCCAATTTATCTCCTCAATTGTTGTTGCCACTTAGCAAGTCTATTATCTAATACTCCTACATTTTGCCTACCGTAGGCTTTGATTTCTTTTTGATACACACCCATAGGAATCTCACTAGGTACTTCTACATCTTCTAAATTAAATTTCCACCCTTGGTCTTCCCAATGTTTAATCCATTTATTTTTTGAAAATGTACTAATATTAACAGAAGCAATCGATGGCTTCTGTCTTAATATTCTTAATCTTCTTTGATTTAACAAATACGAAACTCCACTACCTCTTTCTTTTGGAGTGGTATAAATTCCGGCAGTAGCGTAAAAAGAACCATTGTCCTCAAAACCTGCATAACCAACAGGTTTGTTTTTTGACAGAGCAATAAAATATTCAGGGTTAGTAGTAGTTAATGTAGTTTTTAAGGTTGGTCTTTGTTTTCTAGGTAATTTTTGGTCATCGGGATTATTTGAATTCCATAAATTTAACATCTCTTTCTCAGAGTATATTTTATCGGGAACTTCAACCATATATATCACCTAAAATTAGCCTTTAAGAAATAAATTCCTTCTTTTGAAACACCATGTTTAGTACTAAGATTTTGCATAGAGTCAAAATCATTTACAATATTTTCTAACTCCATAGCAGTTAAATCCACAGAAAACATACTCTTCATTAAGTTCAAAGTGTCAGAAACATTATCGTAACTATCTACTTTTCCTAACCCATAATATACTGGTTTACCTAACATTTTACGAATCTCATCATGTGCTTGTAATATTATAGATTCTTCTTGAGATTTAGTTATGTCCAATTTACTTTCTAAACGAATCAATGTTTTAATTTCGGTTGCTAAATTTGCTGCACGATACGAAGACTCCCTGTATCTAATATGGTCATATATACCTTCGAAGGGTAATACTCTAGATTTATTTTCTTCATACTCAGCATTCCATTCATTTGTCATCTTTTCATTACCGATACCAAATTTTTGCGGAGCAATACCATTCTTCTCTAATACATCATGTAAGAAAGCCCCCATTTCCATATTGACTTCATTGGTAACTGTGTTGTCATATACATTACTAATCATAATTGCAAAGGAACGGACTTCACCAATAAATTCTCTTAATCTATTCGATACTGCTGGTCTAGTCAGAGTATCAAGTAATCTATTAATTTGAGTAAGTTGAGTTTTATTTAGTATAATACCTTCATCCGTAGAAAATTCCATGCGCAACAAATGAATAAAAGCATTTTGACTAGCAGGTGTTTCTTTACCTAGAATATTGATATCACGTGGCACTATGTGTGGCAATGAAGATTTCAAAGGTCTAAATCTACTTCTAGCAGGAATAACAAAATATTCCATAACAGCAGATAAATACTTAGTAAACTTCTCTTCCATCTTTAACTCTGAAAAATCTTTCATTCGTGAACCGCCACGTCCACCTTCTCTAGCAGGGAACTTGTATTTGTTGCTGCTTCCTCCTGTTGCCCCACGGTCAAAGTCATTACCTACATCAATAAACTCAGAAAGTAATCTTAGATATTTTTTAGTTTGTTCTACATTAGAAGCGTTGAATAAATTACTAGAGTCATTCATTGGCCCATAAGGAATTTCTCCATATAATTCTTTTTGATATGGTAAGTAAAATGTTTTCCTAGAACTATCAATAGCCATGTTTTCTATATTATCTAATAACTCATTTAGTGTATCTTCTAATCCTTCAGCATCTATCACGACTAGAGTATTTCTCAACATAAGTTTAATTTTTTTAATCTCAGAAAGTAAAACAGGTTTACCCTTAAGTCCTACTGCTCCCAATTCGTAAGCATAATGTAAAAGAGGGTCTGCTGCATTTTCTAGACCTTCATCTAAGTCTTCTAATATACTAGAAAGTTTTTCTTCAATATCCCCATCTTCAACAGAATCATAGTCAAGTTCACCTACTTGGCCTCCACCCTTTTCGTTTGAGGTTCTATATCCTCCTTCTTGATAAATTAAATTTTCATTATCTTTATTTTCTTCTACAAATAATTCAAACAACTTAACACTGTTAACTAATGGACTATCAGCCGGTAAATTCTTTGCTTCATACTGCATTACATATTGTAGAGTATCTACTTCTATATCAATAAGAGATTGTACTTCTCTAATGAAATCATTATTTTTACTACCACTTATTAATTTCTTCATAGCCGCAACAAATTCAACATGAGTTTTTCTAAATTCTGCCCATTTTGTTGTTCCTATTTCTTCCCAATAATCGTATATTGCTTCTCTACGTTTTAGTAATTTTAAATCATATTTACCTAAAAGAGAACCAGCACTTATTTTTTCTACCGAAATAGGCTGTTCACTCAAATCACCTAATTCGTTTTTTAACCTGTCAATAAAAGGCTTGAGTTTAGATTTAATTTCAAATGGTTGACCTAATAAAAGACTATACATATCTTCTTTTTCATTGCGAGGCATCTTCGAACCATCAAACATAATTTCCTTAGAGAAATTTTTAATTGGTTTACTTATTGCCTCTCCACCAACTGATAGATTATTTTTAGTATATTTAAATTTAGAAAGTGCTGCTAGTAATTCTTCATCTAATACGTTAGCGTCTGAAAGTTTACCTTCTTCTCTAGAACCCATTTCAGATGTTTTAGTTTCTCGGTATACATAATTCAACATACCTATTTGCTGCATACTAGATAGATTTTTGAAATTTCTATATCTTGCAATTAATTTGTTTCTGAACTTTTCTTGCGCTCTTGCTCCCCCTAAAGCCATAGCATAATTTTGTAATGTAACTTTTCCTTCAGGACTGCGTAGTAATAATGTAGAATCATTAGCCTCGTCTTTAGCATTTACTACTTTATCAGAAATATCATTTACAGAAAGAAAATCGAATAATGAATTATCTGCAAATCCATTTTTTATTTTTCTTGCTTCAGCACTAATTTCTTTCACTCCTTCTGCCTCTAAGTCAGATTTTAGCCCTCGCATACCTTCGAACATAAACTTATCAAATCGTTCACTCATAATATTAACCTCCTAAATTAAACATTTTATAAATAAAGATGTATGGTTCATTTTCTTTCTTAATATTAGCCTTGTTAATTCTTTTACCTTGGCTCATTACAACTTTCATATTTTCTTTAACATTGGCTAAGAAGTCTTTTTTAATTTCTGAAAATTCTTTTTGGACTTGTGCCATAAACTTTTCACGGGTTATTTCTCCTTCTATGTAATCAAAGGTAGAAATAGTATCTTCTCCGGCAGAAAATAATTCTCCTAGAATCTCTAACACTCTAACTACTTCCGGAAATCCTGAAGTATCATTTCTTATTGCTACACCATCGTTAAATGTTGTTTGTTGAGATGTAGTAAAAGAAGACTCATCTAATGATTCTTCAGTTAAACTATCCATAATATCTTCCATTTCGTTCTCGAAAATAAACTCAAGGGATTTAGCATCATCACTTCTAGGTATTCTATATTTATCCGGGGTCAAAACCATATTACGTATTGCTCCCTGTACTGCCTGTGTAAATTTGGCCTCTACTTCATCGGTATCTAAATCTCCTAAATTTAGTAGGTCATCTATATCTGCCCATGCTTCATCTTCCATCAGTTCTATCAGTTCATCATAGTCCGGTTCGGAAATTCCTTCTCCCTTAAAATACATTAACAACTCATTTTTAGCAAGTAAATTTTTATCAATAGCCCCAAAGAAAAGTTTTCTTTTTACTAACGGTAAAACTTTCTTACTAGTTTTATCGCTTTCCTCAGTTTTAATTTCCTTTACGAAGTCTTTGAAATTTTTCCATTCTGCTTGTATGTTGTCTAAAGATTTAACAGATTGAGAGTCATTTATTAAATCATTTATTAGACCAAGTTTACCTACTGATTGTCTGAGCATAGGTTTAGATAATTTACTAGTATCTATGGCATCATTTTCTAATATATATTGCAGCCCCTTCAACTTTGGTTTTGCCATAAATAGAGTACGCATAGATTGATTATCTCCTTGCTTCATACTAATGAAAGGTATACGATGATTAACATTTACTTTATTCAATACGAATTGAACATATTCTATTGCGTTGTCATTACTTATTGTGGTAGTAAGTTCCATTGATGGAAATGCTTCCTTTGTAGGATATAGCAATGAAATTATTTTTTTAGCGTTTTCATCTTCAGAAGTGAATAGAGCATTACTACTTTCTGAATTATTTGACTGACGTAATAATTGTCTAAATCTACTTCTTACTTTTTCATCTGATAGAATTTGAAGTAATTCTTCCCATTTCTTATCAGTAACTAATTTTTTCCAATTTTTTATAGAAGCGGGCCGTTCTTGTGTATTTCTAGTAGCGACTACTTTAGATAATCTCGCAATAACATCTTCAAGTTTTACTCCTAAGGTTTTGAGACTACTTTCCCATTCTTCAGTATTTCTCGATATTGATGCCTTAGCATCTCCAATTCTTTGACTTTTTTCTCTAGTGATATCTTTAGTTCTAGCGGCTTGGATTGCTTTTAGCATTATATCAATTTGAATACCAACTCATTGTAACTTACTCTCCATTTGTTTTCTAACATCTAACCAAACTTCAGGGTGATTTTGTGCTAACACTTCCTTGATGACTTGCATCTGATGAACAATAATTGTGTCTTGTCTCTTGTGAACTAACTTACCTTTGAACTCCATCAATATCTCAAACTCTCACGGACTTCCTTTGCTAACTTAGTTAATGAATCTATATGTTTTGGGTCTCCATAGTTTATCTAGGGTTCTAAAGCCCTCAATCTCTCTCAATATGTGATACCACACAACACCATTATCGAAATACCCACGGAAACCACTAGCCTCACCTTCTATGGATGCTTCCATTTCTCCTAGTGATTTCTTGAATTGTTCAAGAGTGGCATCCTGATTTAATTTCGGATAATATCCTACATCTAGTTCTGCTGCATAATCATTCAATTTCTCAATTGCTTCTTCCTTGCTCTTAACATCTTTAGGTAACGGGCCTGAGAAAATCATACCTCTTGTTCGAGGTTGAAGTGCTTTACGCACAAACGGGTTGGCTTTTTCATGCATAAAATTAACTATGTATTCGTCTATTTCTTCCGTTTTATCAATAGAGTTACTTGGAGACTCGTCTAAGAAAGAAAATGAAACTTCCATTGTTTCTGCTATTTCTTCTTTCGTAAACTCTCGGCTTAATTTATTGTAAAGGTCTTTGAGATAAGGTCGTATGTCAAATATTTCGTTAAAATTATCTCTAGTAATCTTAAGCATACTGCTATGCAATAAATTACTCTCGTTCATCATCTCCAAGAGAGATGCATCGTTTATTTTTTCCCGAACCGCATCTCCAAATTTATCGTTTAGAGTATAGTTATCCTCAGTTACATAACGAGTAAAGGTGCTTGTGTCTACTTCCTTTTTCAGAATGCTTTTCCAACTCATCTCACTCACCTGTTTTCACTTACACTGATTATTTCACAATCTACTTCAAAGGTAGTACCATCATCTTTATCAAACTCCGAAGAAAATCTTTCTCGGAGCAGTTGCTGTAAAACACTTTCAGCAAGTGTATGAAGTTCTCTTTCGTCCATAGCAACTTCTTCTCCGTCTTCATCTTCTGTCAAAACTTTAGCAGTCACATGAAACATGAAACCACCATCTCCAATTTGCGATTTTAATATTTTTTCCCAACTCATCTTAATACTCTCCACAATAACAACACATGGTCTGTGACCAATTATCTTCATCTATTATACTATTCATTCCTCTACAACATTTCATTTTTTTCACTTCCTAATAAGTTCCTTGCCACCATATTCTAGCGGTCTTTTTAAATTGTGAGGGGTCTTTTTGCCCCTTCATATCTATTTCGACTTCAATATATGCAGGATTAATTTGGACTCTACCTTCTATATTTTCATCTGTAATATCAGAGTCAATTTCAATATCAATTTCCTCATATAAATCAGTTTCAGTATCTTCAAAGGTTATTCGTAGAGAAATATCAGTAGCATAACTACCTATGTCCTTAATTCCATTACGTCTAATGTCGGCTGAAAACTCTCCGTTGACGATTGCTTTTTCTGCTGTTGCTTCTACTGTATCAAAGTTAGCCTCCATATTTATCAAGTCCTTAGGTTTATTTTTTATGTCTAAATAATCTACCTTGATACCTGTCCAATTGACACTATATTCCATTTTTCTCAACTCAGACTTCCTTAAATTATTTTTCCAATTCATCTTACTACCTCCAATATTTTTTTCCATGATTTTTCAATTTTGGGAGTTTCTTGTACTGGAACTTTATATCCAGCCTTTGCTGCTAAGTAGCCACATTGCCTTTTTGGAATATGTAAATATATTTTATCTAATTCTATTGCGCTATCCTTTTCACCAATTTCAGATAAAAATGCCTTAGACTCTGCTGGACTTATAATGAACGGAAATGGTTTACCAGTATTTTTACCATTAATTAAATTCTGTGCTTTTTCTTGCCTAAATCCTTTATTGGTAGAAAATGCCGGGTCTTTTGCTAATTTTTCAAATAATTGCCTAACAGCAGAAATATTAGTATACAAAAATTCAGCAGTCCCTTGTGCTTTTGATGCTGTTAATCGATACGGTTCATTGGGGTCTATCTCAAAATCTAGCCCTTCTAATGCCTTAAACAAATCAGTTGATATTTTCAACAAACTAGGAGACTTAAAATCTTCAATTTCTTCACCAAACAGTGCTTGCCAAACAGGAGGACGTGCAGTTCCGGGTTTTTCGTTATACCAATGTTCTTTTGCCGGTTCGACTGTTTGGTTTTTAAATTTCTTACGATATCTAACATATTGCTTTGTACGATAATCTCCGTACATTGGCTTTTTTGTAATTTTACCCTTAGAACTAAATCCAGCAATACCATTAAATTTAATATTAGCAGGATTATTTTTAGAAGTATCACTTTTATTTGCAGTTAAATATGCTTGTAGTTGTTTTATTTTTGCTAACTGACTACCAGTTAGGGCTTTTTCTTTACTAACCTCTTCGGCTAATTGTATAAATTTCTGCGGAGGCGCACGCGCTCCTCTAAGTTCTCCATCTTTTTCCGGAGCATGTCTGCCAACCCTACCCATATTCTCAATAAACTGTAAGATAGTAATATCACCCTTACCCATACTAAGTGAGTAAGTGCTGGCCTTAGTTTTCCACTCCTTGAACGCAGTTTTAAAATCCGGAATTTCTCCATCAGCAATAGCCTTAGTATTGCCGGATAATCTTACGGCGGTCATTCCTTTTTTTACGGGTTTTTTTGCCATCTTTTTTCTTCCTCCCATAACTTACATTGAACATTGCGGGACTGGAAGTTGTAGTAACTGCGCCAGCCATTCGCAGTAAATTAAACCATTCGGATTTCGATTCTGATGACACAACCTGACCTCGCTCAATATACTGGACACAATAAACATTGTTCTTAACTTGCCCCATTCATAGGACAAGAGAAGATTTTTTCTGTTAGCCGAACACTATTACATTTCTGTCCTTCTCTAACAAACACACCACACTCATTACAAATTCCACTATGTGAAACTGCTGAACTTTCTAATACAGATTTGAACGACATTATGTCTCGCCTCGCAGACTACGCTGCCAAGCAGATTCCATCATTCTATCAATAGCAATATCTTGTGATTTCATAAAATTGATTAGTGTTCCTAACTGCTCTGCTGCTAAATCTTTATTCCCTGCAATAACAGCCCTTCTAACTAATATTAAATCATCAGTAATGTCAGAAAACAAATCTTTCATTTTATCAGCATCAGACTGACCAACTGATTTCAATGTCTTTCTCCACATATTAATATTCGTCCCTATTATCAAACTTTGAATCATATTCAGAAGAAGTATTCATCCTTTGTTCCCTTCTGTCTTGTACATACATACTTACATTAGATATTTCATCTCTAATTGCTTCCAACAATGCTGCTTTCAATTTAGGATACTTTTCAAATACTTCATCAGGAGACATAGTTCTTAATCCTCTCGAAATTCTAGCGTCTTCTACATTATCTCTTACTTCAGAAGTGTCAATGTGTTGCCCTAATTCTTCATTTATATCCATTGCTAAATCAATAATATATGAATCATAATCGCCACCACGTTTAACAACATCGAACCACGACATGATACTTCGGAGAGAGTATAGTTCTATGAAGATTTCTTTTTTCGACTTTTCTTTTGGTTCGCTCTTAGATTCCTAGCAGTCTGTGCGCAATACCTAATTTTTTGAGTAGATTCTAATCTCCAAAAACTATCCCTGTTTAAGCCAAACATTTCTTCAATATGACAACACAAATCATACCTAGACATATTATCAAGGTCTTCATCTATCTCCAATTCTAGAATTTTTCCCTTTGGATGTTCTAGTTTCCTATCTAACCAAACATAAAACTGTCCCATGAAAGCAATCAACTTTCTAATTAGCCACTGTTTCATTCTACATACGCTCCACAATAAGAACAGAAACAACCCTGACTTGAATATTCAATTAGTCTAAACCATTCACAAGTAACACAAACCCCATGAAAAGGTTTCATTGATTCACCTTTTGATATTGTATTTGATTCGTGAACTTATTTCGTCCAACTCGTTCATATTTAGCATCATTTTGAAAATAATATTCTAATTCTCTTGTAGTTGGAATCTTATTCTTAAAATTAGTATGCGTTTTATCCTTTTTCATCTCGAATAAGTCTTCTATAACTTCTCTTACTGTTCTTGTTTTATTATCTGACATAACAAAATCAACATACTCAATTGCAGTACTTGAAACGGAACGACTGCCTTTCTTTCGAATGGTGTCTTCCCAACTCATACGCTACCCCCACAATAGTTAATCATATTATCATTACTCAAATACTAATGATTCCATAAAATCTTTCATCCATTTACATTTACCATTGTGATGTTCTCTGTCTTTCATTTCTTTCCCTCCTTAATTCATAGAATAGATGAGATGCCTGTAAAGACACAATTACAAAAAAAACATTAACATAATGCATTGACAATTCTAAATCTAACATAACTAAACTATCAATAACTGCTTGATTGATTTCAACCATCAATCACACCTCCACAGTTCTTCTTGTTCTATCAAATCATACTCAATAAAAGACATAACATCAGACACATCATCATAAGTTTCAACCTCAGTATAATTGAGCGTCTTAAGAAAATCAATTAACGTACCTAAATCAGTTTCCTCAATTGGACGTAGTATAGCAATCTTGGGAAAATTACCTAACCTAAGATTTCGCCTCTCTACCATTTGCCTTAAGATACCATTCTTACGGTGGGCTGGTTTCACATAGTTATTACCAATGAAATACCAACTTCCCATATCAGCAAAGGATGTGTGGGCTATTACTTCATCATCAATGAATTTGCCTATCACAAATAAGTTCTCACAAACATGCTCAGGATAGCCTTTCTCTAATGCTGTGCGGAAACTACTACCCCAACTATCCGCAATTTCATCTTCCCTAACAAAACCGGAAAACCATTCCCCATTTTCGTTACTTATTTCAGGTAGCAATATATCACTTCAACACCAAATCAGAAAAATGGGCTGGAATTTTTTCGCTACTAGCGAATTTTTTTTCCTTGCTTTCTGTGCATTCCCATAATAAAAATTAACTTAGAAGTCATCTAGAGTTGTTTGATGATATAACTTATCATTAATAGCACGTACTAATTCATTTACACCCATTTGTATCTTGTTTAAGTTAATTATAACTTCTCTTGGTAATGTACCCGAATTTTTGATGTTATCCAATTCCGTAGTGATAACAGATTGTATCTTTTTTGATTGAGACACAATCTCTTTTCTCGCATCTTCTTCTGACATAGCGTGAGGTCCTAATTACATCAAGTAAATATAAGTGTCGTAAATAAACTAGATGTAGATATAAAATTGACAAAAAACATTTAACTTCGACAACAGATAAAATCAAAAAAATTTTGCCATATGGTTGGATAAAATTTGCTACTAGCATATGGTGTTAAAGACGTAGGCGGGACACCTCACCTACTCAATACATCATAAGTAAGCGAGAAGTCTCCGTGAACCCTATTTGTTCGATAGCACACTTTAAACAAATGGCACTACCATCATCTACTACTGTGAGTTTCACCCATATTCTTGGAAAATCCCATACTACCTGTGTTACTTGCATTTTATCAAACATTTCTTCAAAGTCCATATAATTAAGTTATTTATTCTATATATTAAGGTAGTTAACAAAAGTTACCACCATATGGTTGCGGAACGCAGTGCTAGTGAAGAGACAGCAACCTCAACTAGATGCTGCTGCATCATCTTGATGAAATTGCCGATGATTCTCTCCATTAGTACAGAATGAACATTGTGGGTCAATACAATATAACTTCTGACCTTGTTTTTTCTTTTGTTTCATTAAATCCTGAATAAAGAAGATTTGTCCAATAGTTAGAGTCCCTTCATCATCCGGATGGTCAGCATATGAATTATAATTAACTAATATGTCATGTAATTGCTTCAAGTTTGCTTTTGGTAGGTTTTTGATGTATCTGTTCATATTAATGTACAAACTAACTCCTATCTAAAGGTAATAGACAAAAGTTATTACCATATGGTACTGACTTTGTATTTAGTTCCCCGAAGGGCTACCAATCTTGAATTATTATACCCCCTTCAAAATCGATAATTTGCGTATAGTCTCCGAGGTCTTCAGAGTCTGAAAAATCTTTGCCATATGCCTCGCTGATTTCATTAATATCTTTATACTCGCTAAAATCACAACATAAGGCGATTACATCAAATTCAATTTCCTCGCCTATGTCTTCTTCAAGTTCTTCGAGATAATCAAATAATGCATGTAAGCCGGGTCTGCTGAAGTTGTCGGGTCTAATTTTCATAAATAAGTCAATAAATCGATGTCTTGTTACTGTTTCTTTCATATTATAATGCTGACTATGTGAGATATAAAGGTAGTTGACAAAAGTTACTACCATATGGTAGTATCGACGTTGTATGATAATACCTCATTCCTCAGGAAAGTCATGACAGAGGTAATAGTTGTTCGCGTAAAATGATTCATATCCGACTAATAACTTTAGGATTGTCTAGAATGCTCTAAAGAATTATTGCGCTGTACATAGTATTGCTCACTAGGGATTACTTGTCAATCGTTTCCTGTATTTACTAATTAGTAAGGAATGTAATGAGGATTGCCTATCTTTCTGAGTTTATTTCAACTCGTTTGGTTACAGGTTTAGGACTACACCACTATTGTAGTCGCTCCTCGTTTTTTGTTTGTTGCCCAACATCACTCAATCACTAAATCAGAAGTATTACCTTCTTCATTAAAATGTTTGAGGGCTTTAGGGTAGGCGTTATGCGATATAAAATACACAACAGTAGGGTAGCCAAACATATTCATTTGACCACTCTGCTGCATTGTATAATAATCATCCCACAACTCTTTTGTGATAGTATAAGGTGTTTTCATTGTTCCACCTCTAACAATTTCTTTGCTTCTTTAACTCTGTTGATGATATCAGGAGTACATTCAGAACGACTCTCTGTTTTAGCATCGAAATGACAGTTTATTTCTGCTTCTGAAACATCATATTCTGTAACAGTATGTAATATAGTTTCAACTATATGTTGTATTTCAGCCATATCATTCAATGGTGTATCAACTACCATAGATTCTATTTGTGTCTTGCGTGCAACCTTGTCAGTCATCCATTGAGAAGTAAATCTCAATTTAGTATTTCTATATGATGTAATTAATGACGCTGATAGTTCAACTTCATTATCATATACTAATGGTTTATCACCATAGCCATTTAATCGGTAGTTTCCTAACTTTCTAAGTAAAATCAACTTTTCTCCTCTCAGTGTCTGTTCAACAGTTTTACTTTCTTCTGATTTACTGTGTGTAATTGTCGCATCTATTCCTACTGCTGATAAATCTTCTACTACTGAGTCTGCTCTAGATTGATATTCAAAGAATAATACTTTATCGACTTGTTCCCCATCAATTTCCCAACCAACAGCATAAGTTTCAGTCTTAGTTACTTTATCTACTAAACCATATTTATCTTCTAATACTTCAGTGTCCCATCTATCAATAGCAGGAAGATTTTCTTGCATTAAAAGAGTGTTAATTGCTTTCAATTGTTGGTCAGATGGCACTACATCATATTCTAACTCATAAGTTCTAATATATGCTACACTCATTGTCCCAACCCCATATCATTGAACACTTCTAGTGCGGCTTTAATTTCTGCTATTGCTTCCGGAAGTGAATCTTTATTCACTTTCAGACTTTTTAATATCAGAACGATATCAGAACCGGACTTCATATGTCCTACTTCAATCGTATATGCTGGCATTGCTTCTATTTTGGTTTCTGCTTCCATATTATTTACCTACCTTAGTCCTATATGAGGTATCCTTACGAAAGTTGAATACCATATGGTTGTAACTTTGTATAACATACCTCAGATGTAGAAGAGCAAACTAACAATAAGAACTCTCTCGGCCACTAGATAGTTCGAGAAGTTTCGTATCTAGTCCGTATTCACGTAGAATACACTGTGTCCTTACTAATTATAGTGTTTAGTTCTTCAATTGTTTTCTGTTGCTCTTCTACTAAGAGTTGGATGCTAGGTTTCATCACTGTTTCCAGCGTCTTCCAATAATCATAGGGTGTATATTTTGCTTAGAGCATTTAACCCGACTATACATACTAGTGAGGAGTTACTCTCATTGTACTGCCAATGCTTTACCACACCGGCTCGCTGTTCCACCACAGAACAAACTAGTATTACCTTATGCCTATACAACGGCATTATTCAGTCATAGCGTGTTGGTCACGTCAACCAACATAAATACCCTAGCCAATTCCTATATTAAGGTAGTTGACAAAAGTTACTACCATATGGTTCTAACTTTGTCCAAGGACCTCCAAAAACAACAAAATTAGTTATTTATCGTTTAAGGTGGTGCTTGGAGGCAAATGAAATCAGTTATCCTCCTTTAGTGATTTCTTATAATCACTTATGAAAGATTCCTGCATTTTGCTAAGAACTAAAGTATTAATTAATTCTTCGTTGTTTTCCCATGATGTCTTTTTAGTGCCATCAGAGTTAGTCCTTCCGTAGTATGTACGGAAGTATGTGTGAGCATCTTCTGATAGAACAAGTTGACCGTCTACCATACTACAAACTGCATTCATTGCTTCCTGCTGTTCTTGTGGTAGAGTGTATGTTCTTGAGCCTGTTCGTGTTGCCTTGAAAGGTGAATCATCATTCTTATTGATAATCTCTTTAATGAATCCTGTAACTCTTCTCTGAGAGCGAGGGGTTGTTCTTCCTTCATCTAACCATCCACGAATCAAGTCTTGAGCAAACTCATTTAGAGTTCCTTGTTCTAGGTATTTTACTGTCGGGGCTTCTATTTCTGTATTCCAATTTTCTACTGCCATCTTATCGTCTCCTTATTGATTTTGTCGCCTCCAAGCAACATAATTAGTCTAGCCACCTGCTATATAAGGTAAGTTGACAAAGTTACTTACCATATGGTGGGAGACTTTGTAGTGTAACGGCGCACCCCGAAGGGTGGCACATTAATCGAAAACAGTATTGTCATCAAGTTCCAAAATATATGTATCTATATCTATGGAGACCCATTTTGATTCGCCACAGGCTGAACACACAAATAATCCTTCTACTTCGAAACTATGTTCCTCTATCCAGTCACCTTCTTTCATATTCTTGGGAACACGAATACGAACTCTTGCATCCTCAACATGAACATCTTCATGTAAACAACCACTATACCCATCTAGGTAAGCATGGTCATCAGCAGTCATTCCGTCGGGGTAATTACTCATCTTAATTCCTCCATTTCCAAATAGCACAGGCAATCATCCCATTCTGAGAAATATTCTTCATCTTCAGGTCTGATAGTATTTCTACCACAGCCATTACATCTAATTATATCAATAAACATAATCCCACAACTCCCATGTGTATTCATTAGTCTCAACTCTAAACCGAAGGAACACGTTCGCAACCTCCTTCACAATTCTCCATATCATATCCACATGATTCACAATAATAATCTGAGATATTTCCTAGGTATCCTTCAACCTCGAACTCATAATATACGTTACAACATTCACAAAATATTCCATAATCTCCCATTCACTCTTCCTCCTGTTGCATCTTTCTCTCAAAATCACGGAAGTTCATCTCGTTCAGTCTGACTAACCAGTTCTTATATTCACTGTTAAACTTTCGCTTGTCGTATGTGCTAGTATTACAATACCAATCAGCATCCTTCAATCTCTGACAGAACTCGATTGTCATTATCTCGTAGAAGTCCTCCATGTTGTATATGCTGTTCGCAAAGTTACATAGTAGCATCCTGCGTCTGAACTCCTCAACCGTGATTTTCTCCCAAACACTGAATCCTACTCCTGCATTCGTTGCTAACATACCGAAACCAAACCCGTTGGTCAACGATAGTTCTCTTTCAGTAAATCCTCTCTCTATTCCATTCTCTATTCCTACTATTAGTGGCATATTATTATCTAGGTATAGTCCGGTATAAGGTAGTCTTACAAAAGTGGCCTACCATATGGTAGTAAAAATGAAGATTAACTTTGACAGTATGGAAAGTTGCTCATGTAGGTGTGGTCAGAGCCTATATATAGCACTCAGCCAGTTTATTGTTACCTAGAATCTATACCAAAAGTTCATCACAACTTATCCATTTACGCGATAGATTCCATAATATCACATAAAGATATTCGTATATTTGTCCCAATATCTTTTTACCTAAATTAACATCACTTTTCAAGGGTGTCAAAACCCCTCCCTATATGATATGTATATATGATATGTAAATATGTATATGAGATGTAGTATTTCTTATACCATTTCATAAGACATTTCTAACTTATTCGAGTCAATTGGGTATTTTCTCAATATTCCCATTAGTGGGAAAATTAAAATATGCCTAAATTGACTAGAATTAAAGTTTTTAATTAATATTATCATTTTATCAATATTATCATAACATAATAAAATTATTATGTATTACATACTCTCTCTCTCTCTCTTGCCTAGAATGGTGTGAGAAAATGAGAAAATGAGAAAACCCGAACAAAAACGCTTTACTGCGAAAAGGTTCAATTTTCCCATTGAGTGAGAAAACATTAATTAAATGAGAAAACCTCCAAAGGATGTGAGAACATGACAGAAGAAAAATGGATTAACAGTAGAGAAAAATATGAGCCTAACAAAGATAAGAAAACCAAACTATCAGATTCACAGAAGGCAATAGCCGATGTCTGTGATGAGATGAAGAAGATGCTTCTTCAGAAGAATAACCAGTATGGGGATTCAGTGTTGAATCCTAGTAGGTTCTTTTCTCATGCAGACAAAGAAGAACAAATCAAAGTCAGAATCGATGACAAGTTAAGTAGACTTGTTCAAGGTAATGACTCACTAGAATCAGATGACGATATCATAATGGATTTGATAGGTTATCTGACTTTACTACTCGTCTCAAGAAGATGAGTTCACATTCAACATATTACTTAGGGATATCACAAATAGAAGAGGGGTTTAGCGGCCTTGAATTTAGGGGTGATAAAGTAGTTGGAATTTTGGGTTTACCAATAATAAGGAAATAAGATATAGGAGCAGACTGAAGGCAAACCTGTTGTACCTTTTAAGGAGCAACTGTTAGGTTGGAAACATGTTCACTCATGCACGGGATGTATGGGTGGCTTTTCGATATAAAAAATAGAGCAGGATAACATGGGTTGTAAGAAACATCGTGTGTGTCTTCCCGACATACAATCCCCTACTCCGAGAGATGGGCATAGTACCTTTCCTTTCCCAAACACACAAATCAAATCGGTTTTAATGCGGTAATAAAACACATAATCATTAGCATAAGTGGGCTTCGTCTCCCCCTAGTGTTTTCCCGATATATTATACTCAAATCCGTATTCACACTACGGACAACGAGCAGAGTTTTTGTTCGATTAAAAAAGGTAGCATTTATTTTGAAGTTCCATTTCTAGAACAAGAGTTGTGGTGGCTCTACCTTTCTCTGCGATTAAATAACAATAGGTGAATTAAAATGACAATAAAATGTAAAACATGTAGCGACACTGGAACAGCAGTTTCAATAACCTTACTCGGTGAGGCAGAACCAGTCCCATGTTTGTGTAGGTGCGAACCGACATATTCAGAGTGGCTAGAACTACATGGGATTGAAGAAGAATGAAAGGGTATATCAGATTCACTAACGGCATCGTTTCGATTGAAGAAATGCAAGCCTTTACTTGGCGACCGTTAGATGAGGATGACCCATTAATGAGAAAATTCAGAAATAAAGAACATGCTCATATTGAGAAGTTTTTTAGTATTCTTATATTTTTGAGGGGTGGTCAAAAGTTTATGACTGCAACAACTAAGAATAATCTGAATGACATGATTAGAAGATTTAAACATAAAAATAAAGGTGAACAATATGAATATCAAGAAGATGAAGATGAACTACAATGACTTAAGTTTCTTAAGAAATGATTATTATTTAGATATATCAATGTTAAGTAATGACTACGACGAAATGTTAGAAGACTTGTGTACAATCAATACTTCTGCTATTAGAGAGCAAGAAGAATTGTGGTTAGAAATTAGAAAGCGTGAAAGAATTGATAGAGTTAAAAAATTAATTTTACGTTGTTTAAGTACTGTCACTACCAGTATAAAATCAGTAGTGAAATTAATAACTCCCAAAGATGAATTCGAAGGAGCATATAAAAATGAAAATGAAAATGAATGGTGGAATGTAAAATGATAGAAGAAATAAATATAGAATTTAGGTTGGTAGACGATATAGAACTACCACCTATTATGATAACAATGAATGATGATGATAGGCCGAAAGTTGTGTTAAATGCACAGCACAAAATTTGGCTTGCATTACATAGAAAAACAATTGGTGGATGTGCTGAAGCATTGTTTGGTAAGATAGACGAGTTACTAACTGGTCATCTAAAAGAACAGAGAGCGTGTGAGAGAATTGGTGATGAGTGAATGGAGATAGAAGACTACAAACTAGGTAAAAGAGAACTTGGTAATGGTAGATGGGATAAACTCCTGAAAAGGAATATGACAGAATTATCTCTTTCAGATAACTACGATGATGCTAAACATGAATGGCGTGCAACTGGTGAAGTATGGTGGCAAGGTATTGGAACTCCAAGACCGAATTGGGCAGCCAAACATCCTAGAACATGTTTATGTGGACATAGAATTGTGTATCATTTCGAAATAGAAAACACAGAAACTGGTGTTAGAGAATGTGTTGGTTCAGACCACATTAATTCTTACATGATTCTTAGAGCAATTTCAGAAGAGACTGGTATTGATTCAGATGCTATTACAGAAAGTATGATTCAAGAATGGATTGATGTTAGAGTTAGTGCGTTAAAGAAAGATGCATGGTGGAATGCAAATGGAGAAGATTTCATTGCAACATTTAATGAAATTAAAGAATTGGATTTACGTATTAATGTCAGAAGAACTGGTAGATATATGTGGGATAATAAGTTAGGTATTCGTACTGAACAAACTAAAATTAGAAAGGTTAGTCGTGGTGAAGTATATACTCCCGATTATGAAATGGCTTCTATTGTGTGGAGATGGAATCATCCTGACAACACTAGAAATCAACAGAATGGTCGTGGTTATCCTAACGATAGATTAATGCAAGACTTATCTATATTCCACGCTCTCATTGCTCAACATCGTCAAGAAGTCAAAGAAGAAGATGATGCAATTGAAGCCGCACAGCAAAGGAAGATGAAATATGAACAACAGTTAGAGTTGAGGAATAAAGTTTGGACTGAGAAAACCGAAAGAGATTTCCGTGAGAGTTGCGAATATTTCGGTATTCCACACTTCACTACTAAACTAGCATCTAATGATTGGGAAACTAAATTCCTAACTGATATGGTAAATAGAGTATCTGAACGAAAGGATATCTCACCCAAGCAAATTAGCACATTAATGAAGATAATTAATCGGTATAATGATAACCCTACCATACCTCAGATAAAGTACCTAAGAGCATTGGGGTACGAAGGAGATATAGATTCACTATCTAAAGGAGAAGTATCGAAATTAATCGATGAACTTAAGGAGGAAAAATAAATGACAAAAAAGAAAGAAAGTAAAAAAGAAGCAGAACCAGTGAAGGAAGTAGATGTTGTGAATGAAACGGAGGCTGTGATGGCTCAACTCCAAAGTAATTTGCAAATCGTAGTTAACAAGGCAAATGAGTATGCTGCCTTGTGTAATCACTACGAGATGACAATAAATATCTTAACGGGTAGAGTCCAAGAACTACAACAAGCACTTACTCAAGCACAACAAAAGTAAAGAAACAAAGGAGAAAAAAAATATGAAAATGATAATAATGAATGAAACAGGACACACAACCTTGCCGGAATTAACTTCTGAGCAAGCGATAGAACAAATCAATGACCACCCAACACATTGGGTTTTCGTTGATGGAGACTTAGTTACACGTGAAAACATTTCAACAGTTAGTTGGGATTCGGTAACTGAAGTAAACCTAATACCTGCCGTCGTCGGTGGATGTTAGACCGTAAACTGTCTTAGTAGTTTAGACGATACGACTACCGAGTGGGTGCAAAGCCCATATCAACAATCTAAAGGAGATGAAATTAAATGGAATTACAACAAGAGATATTATCAGATATAACAGTACATATGAAATACGGTAAATATAATGAAATGAAAATGCGTAGAGAAACATGGGAAGAAATATGTAAGCGCAATATGGATATGCATATCAAATCAGTAAGCACTAGAGATGGGATTACTAAAGAATCAGAAACAGAATTAATTGCTGCAATACACAATGCATATGAAAATTTTGTTATACCTAAGAAAGTATTACCTTCAATGAGGTCAATGCAATTTGCAGGTAAACCGATTGAGTTATCTCCTAATAGAGTATACAATTGTGCTTATATGCCAATTGATTCCTATGTATCATTTGCAGAAGCAATGTTCTTACTTTTGGGAGGAACAGGCGTGGGCTTCTCAGTACAAAGACACCACGTAGATAAATTACCCGAAATTATATTACCTAATCCTAGTAGAACATATAGACACTTAGTTAGTGATTCTATTGAGGGTTGGGCTGATGCAGTAAAAGTACTATTCGAATCTTATATCGGTAAAAGAGCAACAACAGTTCGCTTCGACTATTCTGATATTAGACCTAAGGGTTCACCATTGAAAACTAGTGGTGGAAAAGCACCCGGTCCACAACCACTAAAAGAATGTCTAGTTAAAGTTGAAGGTATTCTTTCTAGTAAGACTAATGGGGACAAACTATCTTCATTAGAAGCACACGATATTGTTTGTTATATTGCTGATGCAGTATTAGCAGGAGGTATTAGACGTGCAGCACTAATTAGTTTGTTTAGTGCAGACGATGATGAAATGTTGACTTGTAAATCAGGACAATTTTGGGACACTAATCCTCAGAGAGCAAGAGCGAATAATTCTGTTGTTCTATTAAGACATAGAATAAAAAGAGATTTCTTTAATAATTTATGGACTAGAGTTCAAGAGTCCGGAACTGGAGAACCGGGATTTTATCTAACTAATGATAAGGACTGGGGAACTAATCCGTGTTGTGAAATAGCACTAAGACCATATCAGTTCTGTAACCTAACAGAAGTTAATGCTTCTACTGTTACAGACCAATCTGATTTAAACATGAGAGTTGCTATTGCTGCTTTCTTGGGAACACTACAAGCATCTTATACAGATTTTCACTATTTGAGAGAAGTTTGGAAAAGAACTTCTGAGAAGGATGCATTACTAGGAGTGTCTATGACAGGTATTGCTAGCAATAAAGTTTCTAGTTTAGATTTAGAGAAGGCGGCAGATGTTGCTAGGAAAGAAAACGAAAAATTTGCAACTCTTTTGGGTATCAGAACTGCTGCAAGAATAACTTGTGTAAAACCTGCGGGAACTACTAGTCTAGTATTAGGTTCTTCTTCAGGAATCCATGGATGGTTTTCTGAATATTATATTAGGAGACTTAGAGTTCTAAAAACAGAAGCAATTTACACATACCTGCTAAACAAATTACCTGAATTAGTAGAAGACGATTACTTCAATCCTAATCAGGCAATCATATCTATACCTCAGAAAACTCCTGATGGTAATGTGATTACTAGAGAAGAATCTGCATTAGAGATGTTAGAACGAGTCAAAGAATTCTCTGTCAGGTGGGTAATGAGTGGACACAATAGAGGTGTCAATACTCACAATGTATCTGCCACAGTTAATATTCGTGAAGACGAATGGGATGATGTTAAGAATTGGATGTGGAAAAATAGAGACTATTACAATGGTCTTTCTGTTTTACCATATGATGGTGGGTTGTATAAACAAGCACCTTTCGAAGCAATTGATAAAGAGACATATCAAAAAATGTTTATGTTACTTCAGAGCATTGATTTATCTGAAGTTTATGAATCAATGGACAACACAAACTTGCAAGGGGAGTTAGCCTGTGCAGGTGGAGTTTGTGAAATATGAAAATGGATAGAAATAAGTTAATATTTCTTAAATCAGAAATAATATCTTCCATGACAAATAATGGAGCAAAAAAATCTACCGAGGTAGTTTTCCGACACCTCGAAGATGGTTCAGTGACTGCGAAGTATGCTGAAAGAAGAATAGTTTACTATATTAGAATGGGCTATTCTAAAATAAAAAGTTGGGATAAAGTTAAGGAATTGTATGGTGTTAAAAAATACTATACAGACAATAAAGATGAATACGGTGATATATATGAAAATAAAATTCTTGATACCTTCTATAAGTGATAATAGTAATATGCGAAGCAGTTCTTTCTTAGTTAAATCTGATGCAAAGAGTCGAGTGGTTGGTTCTATTCGCAAACATAGATTGAATAAATTCGGTGAATATGAAATTAAAATACCAATGCCATCTATTGCAAGTAGTAGACATGTTAGCGATGACCCACTATTAGTAGAGTTCTCTAATGTTGTTAAAAAAACATTTTTTACAACTATGTGGACTAGCGATAATGATGAATTTATTACATATGTTACCTTTAGGTACAATGATGGTGATAGTTCTATTCTATTAAGAAAAGATTCGTCTAGATATCATATGAATGGGGTGCATAAGAACATGAAGGATATTGTTTCTGCACTATCAAAGATAATTATGTTTGGTGCAAATAACAGAAGTGCTGTTGCTATGAATAATTACATAGACCGATGTATAAATTATCCTGAAAATGTAATGTATGCATTAGAGAACAGAATGCCATATCATTTTTATGAAATGGGGCAGAAGATATCTGTTAGGATTAATTTAACTGCTATCAGTAAAAAAGAAGTCGCCCTAGAATTATGTGATGGTATTTGGGGAAGTATAAACATTAAAGATGTCAACACCTTGATTGATAGTTACCGATATAATAAATCAAGGTCTACTAAGTGGGCTAATATTTCTCCTAAAAAATTGTGGACTAACATAATGAAATCAGAACCTAGTGATTCCGAACTTACATTAATGACAGCATGGTTGAAACAAAATAGAACATCTAAGATGGTGGAAACTAGAGCCAAAGAACTATTGGTAGAATTAGATGATTCTCATAAAGAGTTATTTTTAATACGTAATAAAAAGTGGCTTTCTAAGTACTTTAGTAAACTTACAATATCTAAAACCTATGATTTCTCAATGTTAGTAAGAGGGAAGTTAGGAGACTGGATTGTTTATCCTTCTTCTCCTGATTCTAGACATCAAAGTGTTAAAGTTGTATTCGTGATAGGTAAGGAAGGTAATGCATATGGTGGAGGGTTCGAATATCTTGGGCCTTTCTGTATAGATAATTTACATGGTAATTCTAGTATTGGCGACCAAATAGCAGCAAGGGCAATGATATTGAAGAATGATGTAGTGGCTAAATCAATGATTCATACTCTAGCACGTGTTGACTCTACAACTTATCGACTAAGTGATAGTGATGTATTTAATTTAACACATACTGAAGAATCTATGCCTGTCAAGAAATGGGTCGAAGATAAATATCCGGGAGCGTTGTATAAATGATGGCTTGCGTTGAGTGTAATCACAATACATACTACTTCGACGAAGTATTGGGTGAAAAAGTGTGTTCAAGTTGTGGGTTGATTCAAATGATACGACCCTTTGAAGAGACGGTTAAGTGGAAAGAAGATTCTTCTTACGAAGTAACAAGAGATTTAGGTTCTCATATTATTGAAACTCCTACTAAGATGAGTTATAGACTTAAAACACAAAATATTTGGAGCAATCCCTATACTGAAGCAGATAAGAGAATGTTTAGATTGTGTAATATGATATTGTCTTATTACAATGTTTCCTCAGACATTAGGAATAGTGTCAAAGGATATTTTATCTCATTAAAAAATGAACATGTTTTACGAGGTATACCAATAGAAGATAGAGCAGCAGCATTAACATATTTTATGTTAAAGGAGGCAGGTGTCCCAGTTGTTTTGAAACAACACAGTGGATATAGTAAAGTGAGTAAAAGTAAGATATCTAAATACGCAAAACGTATTGCAAGATTCTTTAGAAAATCACACATACTGTCATCACATAACCCTGTTCTAATAACAATAGGTATTCTTGACAAATTAGATAATGTATCTTCTAATTATAGAAGTAAATCAATACGAGTTGTTGAACACATTGAAGTGTTTTTCAATGAGGTTGGTAAAAGATATACTACCAATTTAATCTGTGCTACTCTTTGGTTAGTAGGACAGATGGAAGATGAAATCCATACACAAACAGAGTTAGTAGATAAGTCAGGAAATGCTTCTACAATCGGATTGCGTATGGCAACCAAGGACTTGTCTAATTCATTAGGTCTTACTAAAAAAGAACTAATGGAAATGGATGTAGACCAATTTTTAAGCGGGGCATATTGATGGAAGATAATATAATACAAACACTAAAGAAAATGCAATACCATTTTAGTATGGTAATAGAAGAATACGAAAAACTACCACAGTTGAGGAATGTAGTGCGAAGAACTGTGTTAGAAGATGCACTAAGTGTCGTAGGCGCAACAATGGATGGAATCACGCATGAAATAATCGATGCATGGAGACACCAACAACAACAAAAAATATATTATGGAGATAATGAAAATGAACAGAAAGAAAATAAAGATAGAAACTAAAAGTGGAATGACAACAATAGATGTATCCGAATGTGTTGCCTTTACCGTGGCTAAAACCCCAACTTCAATGTTGAAGAAGGCAATGTATGTAATTGATATACATATGAGAAGCGGTACAATATTTACATCGGAAATAGATGAACAAACCCTAATACTTTTCAGTGGTATTTGGGAAGGTGATTTGAAATGAGAAGAGTTATGATTGTAGGAGCAGGAGGAATTGGTAGTTATCTAGTACAGTTTCTCAAGAGAATGAATCAAGCACACAGGAATAACACTCCAAATACTCATCTGTATGACATTACTGTATTTGACGATGATGTTGTGGATAGAAAGAATCTTGGTTATCAAGCATTTGATGAATTAGATATAGGTGAAAAGAAAGTAGAATGTATCCAAGGTATTAACGCACAACCATTTAATGTACTTGTAGAAAAACAACTTAAAGGATATGATTTAGTTATCTGTTGTGCAGATAACCTAGCAGTAAGACGTTTATTATACAAACAGGGTTTTGGGAATGATACAAAATTAAAGTGGTTAGACCTACGTTCCACTGGAAGGAACGCTGCATTAGTATCATACAAAATAAATCCGGACTTAATGAATACTCTTTTAGCAGGAGAAGAAGGTTCTTTTTCATGTCAAGCACAATCATGGGATGGTAGTGCGGAAGATATTAACTGTATGAATATGGTAATAGCAGGTATGGGTGTTCAGTGGATTCAACGTTGGTTTAATGATAATGATGATGTTATAGATATGAAGATGGTGAACCTATGAGAGCAGCATCTAAAATTCATGTCGAGTATGAAGTATTGAAATTTATCATGAATGAGATAGACCTAACTTTACTGGAACAAGAGATGTGTCCGACCGGAGATGCAGTCGCGTTAAAGAGATTTAATGACGGTGCAGAATCTGCTGCTGCTTTAGTAAACAATATGATTGTGAGAAGACTGCACAGGTTGCCGAAGACACATCCTGCCTACAAGGAGAAGGGAGAATGAAGTACATCTGCTTCTCAATATTAGGTAAGACTCTTTGTGGTAAAGAGGATGAGCCTGTTCCTGAACACTTGGCAAATAGTAGAAGGTTATGTAATGACTGTATTCAAGTTATGTGGAGGGAACAATATAGAAGAGATATACTTGTACGACAAGAAGTATCGAAAGTCGATGTAAAGAAAACTATCAAGAGGAAAGTAGAATCTCCGTTGGAACACATACCCAAACCAACTAAAACATTGAGGTATTATTTGAAGGTGAAAATATGAGTAAAGAAGACGCAAACATAGATGATATATCAGAAGAAGATGTCGGTGAAATAATGGATGTGATATCTACCGACGGATATTACAAACAAGCAGAGATTGTGCAAGTATCTTGCCCTGCTTGTGGTGAAGAGTTCTTAGGAACTAAAAGACATGCAGGTGGATTCATTGCAGGTCATAGAGCATATCATGAATTTGAAAATGCTCAGGATACAATAGTAAAACAAATGGGAGGAATATAAATGAATAAAATAGAAATGAAACAATGTAGTATATGTGAAGATGTAATAGATATTAAATATACAGAAGAAGGTGTGCCTTATTGGACAGAAGGACATAACGCAGAACCAATAAATAATGGTAGGTGTTGTAGTAACTGTAATGATACAGTGGTTATGGCAGTCAGATTAAAAATGGCTTTTATGAATAGTAATGAACCTCTACACGCTAGAGACATTAATAATTTAGTGGGAGCATTGCTTAAAGCAAAGGAAGTGTTGGAAAATGAATGAAATAAAAACAGAAGATAGTGATTGGATAGAAAATAAAATTGAAATTAAGGATGAGAAATGGCAGGATAATATTAGACAAGTATTTCAACAAATACAGTTTAGTTATCCATATCCTAATGCAGCAACAGAAGCATTTTATTCTGTTATTTGGGACATGTCATTGAATGCATTTGATTCTCCTAGAGAAGTACAAGTTATTGTAGATAGCAAAGATGATTTATACATTAGTGTAGGGACGTTTGGTTTCGTTAGTTTCAAGGACCAAGAAGAACAACTAGGTGGTATGAAATTACCAATCAAATGTTGGATACACACACACCCTTTTGGTCAAGCATTCTTTAGCGGAACAGATTGGAACACTATACATACATGGAAATCTGTAATGTTAAGTGCAACTGTATTAGGTGATAACCAATATATTGCATATGATACAGCAACAGAAATTGCAAAGAAAGTAAACTATGCTATTTATCAAAAAGAAGGTTCTAAGAAACCGGCATGGGTTGAAGCAGCAGAAAAAGCATTGGAGGAAGAATAATGAATATAGAAAACAGTAGACAAACAACATTAGTTGAATTCGGTTTAATCTTTAACTGAATGGTGTAACATATATAGCCTTCCACTATCTCCGAAGTAATAGGTTGAATACTATGACGACTATGAAACAACAAATAATATCATTACTTCTAGTGTGTATAATGCTAGCAGGATGTACAGAGAGCATACCATCACCAAGTGAAATTTTTAGTGATGATGAACCAACAAACGAATGGGTAACAGAAACAGGAGAGTTTACATTAGAAATGAGCAACAACACTAATCAAACGTTAATCTATGCTCCTACTATATGGTTAGATGTTAATACATCATATGGAGCGTTAGAGATAGGTGGTCTAAATTATACCGCTACCCACCTAAGTTTCACTGTGACTAACAATACAGTTATCTTTAACAATTATTCTTTTGATATGAGAGGATATATTGTACAGGATACTGTTAATGGGAAGGTATATTGGCAAGAAGGACTCGCTCCTGAATTTGGCAATGCCACTTTACATTTCGCAGCATTTCCTTTTGATGTAACTGTTACCTACGAAGTAACATACAGAATTTGGGATGGCAGAATATGAAGAAGGCTGTAACAATTCGCTTTCCTGCTCCGCTACCTGCGGAAATCCCTTGTCCTATTTGTGAAGGTAATAAATGTAAGGTATGTGAAATGCAGGGTAAGATTAAGGTAACAGTTGATGCTAAAGTACCAATACAAAGACATTTGATTGTTCAGTATGTCGCTGAACATATGGATGAGGTGGCTAATGAGTTATCACAGAAGTTTGGTTTAGTACCTGATGTGCAAACAGAAGATATGTTCGATGTTGAAGGTAAAACGTATGAATTGGTTAAGATAAGTAGTCTCGGTGGTGTTGTTTGGGTTGCACACAGAATAGATAAACAAGAATCACCACGATATTTTAAGTCGTGGAAAACCCTACAACAATTTAGGAGTGGTTGGCTTGAAGGATGAAAAAATAATTGCGAGAATACCAAGAGACGCTAGTAATGAGTTAATCATCAGAACTGGCGAATATTGGAAATTACATGTAGTAGATGTGCGTTGGCATATAAATGGTAATCCTACCAAAAAAGGTATTAGAATGAACATGGACGAGATGAAAGATGTTCACAAGGCTCTCGAAAAAGTAATTAAAATGAGGAATAATAATGAGTTTAATAAAAATGAGCAGGATGTGTGAAGCACTAGAATCCGTAACACCAACAAGAAAAATAGAGATACTTAATTCCAGTCTATCTCACTTTACTGATAAACCAAGAGTTATCAGAATTTTATCACGTGAATATGAGATGAACAATATAGCAGAGAAAAAAGCAGTCAAATGGTTAGCAGATATATTTGGTGTGTTTGAATGGGAAATAGAAGACGCTACTCACAAGTGGTTAGATTTAGGTGAAGGCCTTATTCAAGAAGGGTTTTCTTTAAGTCCTTCTGATTCACAAATATCTACTGAGCAATTTCATAGATTGTTAGAACTAGATTGTTCTTCTATGAATTCTAATAGTTTCTACACCATAAGAGATGCAATAAGAAGTATGTCTGCTTTGGAATTAAAATGGTTTGTTAGATATTGGTTGAGGACACCTAGAAATGGCGTTGATTGTAGTATAGTAACTAAAACATTATCTAAATACTACACTTCAGAAGTCGATGTGTATGCGAAAACTAATTCGTTATCGATGATAGTACACTATCTTGAGAATGATATAACGCCGCCTAACTTAGTACACGGGGCATATGTTAAACCTATGTTGGCTAAAAAGTACAATGGTAAAAATTTACCAACCAATTATATAATTGATACTAAGTATGATGGAAACCGATATCAGATACATAGACATGGAGATAGTGTAATCATCTTTAACCGAAAGGGAAAAATAGTAACTGAACAATATTCAGATATAGTTGAAATAGTTTTGATGTTCAGTACACAGAGTGCAATATTTGACTGTGAGATTTATCCAGTAGACAATATAGGTCAACCGACAGCACATCAATCATTAGCAACAAGAGTACATTCTAAGGATAAAGCAGAAGCCATTCTTAAGTGTCCTGTTAAACTAGTAATATTCGATATTCTGTTAAGTGAGTCAAATGTATTAATAGATAATACTTACGAATCTAGATTAGATGTGTTAAAGAAGTTAGTACCAACAGAATATCAAACTAAATTGTATTCCCATAACAATATCGAAGCCGCATATTACACAGCAATTAACGACGGGTTCGAAGGTATTATGATAAAAAACTTAGATTCCCCATACGAATCTAAGAGAAGTAGTAGTTTATTAAAACATAAACCTCCTAGGGTTGAGTTGGATTTAGTAATTACATCCGGCAACTATGGAACTGGTAGAAGAACTACTGTAATATCTAGTTTCGGTGTTTCTGTAAGGGATGATAATTCAATAACAGGGTTTACTGAAATAGGACAGGTTGGTAGTGGAGTTTCCGAGAAAGAGTTAGATTCTTTAACAGTTCGACTAAAGAAGATTGTTGATTCATATAAAGCAGACACTTTCTATTTCTTACCTAGAATTGTAGTAGAAGTTAGTTGTGATGCAATAACAAAAAATCAAGACGGTTCTTATGGTATGAGGTTTCCTAGAATTCTAAGAATTAGAGATGATAAGTATCCGTCAGAATGTGACACAATTATCACTGTAAGCGATAATTTGTAGCAACATATATTGACTACAACTGTATCGTAGTACTATGTACAACAGCGATACATTGAATGGAATATTCATTTCTCTTGCTAGTGCGGAGGTAAATATTGTGCGTAGTCCCAAATCTAATTTAGGTTATAGAGTTAGATTGAGAATATGTATTAGGGGTAATTCTGATTTTCTATTAGGGATTCAACGTTCTCTATTACAATATGAGATAACATCTAACTACAAAGAATCGGAACACAAAGGTAGACCAAGACCAATATTAATAATTAGTGGATTAGATAATTTAACAAGAGTTCTAAATTTGTTAACTTTGGATACACCGACTAATGGAGAATGGACAACGTTCACTAAAACATTATTCATGGTAAAATCTAAACAACACTTATCCGCAAGTGGATTAGATGAAATTTTAACTATGAAGGGGTTATTATGAAATTGTGTCCTAGATGTAATTTAAGAGAAACAGTTTCTGATTACTGTGTCCCTTGTCAATTGACAGTATCATATGTCAAAGGTGCAGGAGACAAGATTTCAGACGAAGACATCATTGAACACCATGTTTTGAGACGGGTTTCAGATGGATGTAGAGAATGTGGCAGTAAAACATTCTCATATGAAGCAGGAGTAAAGTATGAAAATGACTTACGTTGGTTCATAATAGTAGTAAATTGTAACCAATGTAAAACTACTTACGAAGAAATAATGGAAGTGAGGGCTGTAAATGAGTCTATTGACAATGAACAATAAAAATAGAGCAATAATAATAGTAGGAAAAGAAGGCACAGATAAAATAACTAAAGCAAAAGAATACACATCAGATACTCCTATCATCGTGTATGCTAATGAATATGATATCGAAGACAACCTAAGTATTCCTGCTGATGTTGGAATAATTATCAGAGAGTGTAATTACAAACCTAATATTGACTTAATTAGAAAAACCATCTTACAATATAGAGGACAAACAGTTTTGTGTTCTATGAATCAAAAAGATGTACCTAAGAAGTTATACAATTTATGTAAACTAAAAAGAGCAACCAAGAAATCATTACGAGACGAAATAAATGAAATCGCACCACGTTCAGTTGAACCTCAAAATTATGAAGTAGATATTTTCACCATGGTAGGCGACTACCTTCGTAATTCAAATAGAGATGTTATTGCAGACATGTTGAAAATTTCAGAACCTGCTGATATACAATTTATCTCTTGGCTAGCACCCAATATTCACCCTAACAAATTAATGTTTATTGATGCTAAAGTAAAAAGAAAATGGAATAAAACATACTTCTACGAGATGTTAGCATATGCCCACGATGGTAGAATGTACAGAAAGATGACACCACCACAAAGAAAAGAGTATTCTAGATTACCGAGAATTTTGCGGAGGCTTAAAATGCGGCCTTCTCAAGTATATCTTTTCAAAGACTTACTAAAAAGCCCTGATTTTCAGGACTACTGTAAAAACACACTTTCAGTCACTGAACTGAGAGTACTTAAACTACGTAAAAATAGAACCAGTAAAACAAAAACACCAGTAACACCTTCCACTTCTTTAATGAGATGGTTATAATAAATGAGGAATAAAAATGAATATATTTGTATTAGATGAAAACCCGAAAATAGCAGCAACGTATGTGTTAGATAAACACGCAGTCAAAATGCCCACAGAAAGTTTACAGATGATGTCAACTATTGCAGACCACTTAGGATTTGATAGTCCTTACAAACCTGTAATGTTAAATCATCCCTGTACTATTTGGGCTAGAGAATCCAAGCAGAATTTTGAATGGCTTAAAACACATGCAATTGCATTGTGTCATGAGTACACCAAGAGATATAATAAGATACACAAGTGTGAACTGGTAATTAAAGAATACAATCCAGTTTGGGATAGTCTTCTTTCCGTACTACCGGACATAGGACTAACACCATTCGCGCAAGCAATGCCCGATTATTGTAGAGATACTACTGCTGTTAAGGCATATCGAGACTACTACATGATAGAAAAATCTCACATTGCAACTTGGAAAACAGAAACCCCAACATGGTTCAGGGTAGTGGTATAATGTTATGGACAGAGAAATACAGGCCAACTAAGTTAGCAGATGTAGTAGGACAATATGCTTTCACAATTGACGCTGAAAGTTGGGTAGAGAATAATAACATGCCCAATGTATTGTTATTCGGTATAGCCGGAGTAGGTAAAACTGCGGCAGGTATAGCACTAGCAAATGACTTATTAAAGGAACACAAAGAAAATAACTTCTTTGAGATTAATGCTTCTGATGATAGGAAGGTTAGAAACAGTAAGAAACCAAATCAAAGAAATAGCTTCTACTAAAAGATAGGTGATGTTCCATTTAAGATTATTCTTATTAGATGAGATGGATGGTATGACTAAAGATGCACAAAATGCATTGAAGAGAATTATGGAAAGGTATGCAGATAATTGTAGGTTCATCATTACCTGTAATGATAGACATAAAATTATTACACCCTTTACAATCAAGATGTGCTAACTATAATTTTAAAGATTGAATAAAAGAACTATGCATTAGATATTTCTAACGAAATTTTGGAAAAGAAGAAATAAATGCACATATTCCCGAAGATGATTTAGAAAGGTTTATTATAGATTTGCATGGGTGACATGAGACGAGGGCTGACTGAATTACAGGCTGCATCCAACAGTAAGAAGCTCTCTCAATAGTCAAATAGACAAAAATTTAGAACCGTATACTCTGAAATATTAAAATGATAAATGAAAATAACTATGAAAATGCTTTAGAGAAGGTGCATAAATTGATTTACGATTCCGTTGATATGAAGACTATATGTATTAATTTACATGATGTTGTTATAAAAACAGACATGCAATCCGCCAAGAAGTTCAAATTGCTTCGTTATCGGGGAGGCTGAATGGAGGAGTAATAATATGACTCCAAAAGTGCTTGGCATCTTGGATGATAGGACAGATGATTTAATGATAGAGTTATTTTAGGGTTGTATTGGATTGAGAATTATTAATTAAAATGTTAGATAATGGTCCTAGAAACAGATGGTAAAAAATGAGTAAATTAGATATTAATAAAGATGGAGTCGTAGACCAAGATGATGTAACATCTTTTACTTGAGATATGAGATTATAGTGTTAGGTGGTGCGTTGCTAATAGTACTACCAGTATTAAACACGTTAAATTATATTAGCGTAGATTCCAATTTCTTTTGGATATTGTGTGGCTTAGTCATGCTAACAGAAGGATTGGTAGAAATAAAACAAATGAAAAACAAGGAGAAATAAATATGAATGATGAAATAATGAATGAAATAAGGAAAGCAGCAGAACTGCTCGGTATGTCCGAGTCAGATGCAACTGAGTAAGTTCGAGGAGATATGCTCTAAGAACTCAGTAGATGCGTCACAAGAACCCCTTCTAGCAAGGGGACTTTGGAGACAATTCTTCAGCAATTCTAGAAACGCAATGAAAAGACAGAACACACAACAACAATCAAGTAACAGTTTGTTCAAGCCAGCATTTGGCTTCTTTATTGCTCTAGATGATGCTAGAGATATGGCTAAGATGAACCGTGAGAGAATCACAAATGAATACATGCGTGATAGTGCTACAACATATGACCTAGGTAAGATTGCTATTTTCACGCAACTTGACGAAGGATACGAAGGAAGAATGATGAAAGACAATGAAGAGGTAATTCGAGTAATGGATAATTTACCTGCTAATCATGTTGAAGTAGATACTCAACAGTTTATAGTACCATTAGATACTAGACAAGGTGATTGGAATAAAAACTATGGTAAACCTCTACCTAAGGTAGAATATAGAAGAAGTGGAGTATTTTTGGGAGAAGTTGATGGTGTAATGGGGAAATGGTTTTTCTCATACAAGGGAGATTCTTCGAAGACTTTCCAACCTAAAACCTTCGAATTTGTACACTTTACATGTATACCTAATTCCTTTAACAAAGAAGCAATTAGTGGTGGAACTACACAGACACTAGAATCACTAGTATACAATATAGATTTACCTGATGGTTCAGAAATGAAAAGAAATGTAGATTCAATATCACTACAAGATTCTATTATGCAATACTGTGAAGGTAATTACAGTCCATTAGTAGACTTAGATAGATATCATAGTCAAGTTATGTCAAAGGCATATGCTGATAGATTCGTTTTCACTGACGGAAGTGTAACTAGTATCAACATGACACCAACAAGCAATGGTAATCGTATTATCAATCTAGATGATTTAAACACTGACTTCGATTTCGATAATGAAGGTTGGAGTGGAACTACATGTTGGATTCCTTCTAATGTAAATATTGACTTTGGAATCGGTTCTAATGTTATCGTTGTAGGTAGAACATCTCAATCTAGAGATGAAACAGGTGCGCCAAATCCTACTACTATTAATGTAAATGGAATATATGTTGTAACAAACAGAGGCGGAAGTCCTGAACAGATTGATTTCGTAGAAGAAGATGAAGACAGTTGGTTCTTTGATTGAGGGATTATAATGTCTGAATATACAATATCAATGAGTCCTGATGGTGAATCCATGACTCTTCATGGGGTTAGTTATGCTATCCCTATGGAGAACGTGGATTTCATCACATGGAAATTCAATGGAGAAACTTCTGAGTACTGGTGTAAATTACATTTCAGTCAGAAGGATGTCCGGTTAAAAGTAACTATCGATGAACTCAACCATATATTGGGGGTATGGAGAGGGATTCAATTTAATATGAATAAATATGGTGATAAATATGAGTTGGGAAACACAAGGTAAAACAGCAGTAAACACACAACAGAACGCAGAAGGAAACTATGCTCTTCGAAAGAAAGCAATGTTGGCTAGGATAAAGGAAGTACAGGAGAATAATAAATCGTACCTGTGCTTAGGTATTTGGGGTGAACCTAAATCTGCAAAGTCAGCAACGGCTATGGATATCTTAACAGAAGAAGATATCAAAAACGGAATGCATGTATTAATATTTGATTTTGATAATAGAGCAATCGATGTCAAAAGAAACCACTATAATAATATAGAAAATATTATTGTGTACAATCCTATTGTTAGGAAAGATGAGAGTTTAGTAGACTTCGATGAAACTATGGATAACGCTAGGGCTTTTTATGCATTAGCAAAAGAATATCTTGCCGATGATAAGTTAAAAGCAGTAATAGTTGACGGAGCAGATAAACTTCTAACTGATGTATGTGAAACATATATGCGAAATAAACACAAGATGGATGCTGACACAGTAATTAAGCAACCTCCGTATGTTTGGGGAGATAGAAATACTCCCTACAAGAACTTCTTACACAAGCAAATATTAGAAATGCCGTGTCATAGAATAGTAATAGCACATTCTAAAGATAAATATGGTGGCACACCAAATCCTATTGGAGTAGAAGCAAATTGGCATTCTACGACTGAAGATATCTTTACTGCTACAATTAGAATGAAAAGGGACTTACGTAAAAACGGAGCAGAATATACTGCAACAGTTGAGGCTAGTGCTAAAATGCCACAGTTGATTGGTAAAAGAAGAAAAGTATTGTCAATAAACGATGGTACGGTTGAATGGATTGGTTTCCCCGAAATTAAGGCGGGTGAAATATAATGAGGAATAAATATGAAAATGAGAATAATGACAAAAGTATTGAGTGAAGCACTACAAGATGTACAAATGAAAGGCAAGTATCATAATGGGGAGTCTGCTAAAAACAGTGAACTTTCAAATTATGCAATGTTAGAAATGGTTGGTGAAACACAACTAGCATTATACAACGCTGACATGACTACGTTATGTAGAGTTATCATAAATGTAGATGAATGGTTAGGTGGAGCAGAACAGTCTATGACTGTGGTTGAAATTGATAAGATGTTAACATATCTTAAAACATATAACGAAACCACTCTATTAGATATTGATGATTATATTGTACTGTCGGATGGTGTTAGTACAGCAACACTTCCGATAGTATTACATCATCCTAATTCTGCAATGATTGCTAGGATTCAAGGATATAATATTACACAGGAAAGTCCCGTGTTTAGTAATGTAACCTTTGAAACAATAATCAATACATCTTCTTCCTTCCTTACAGATGCAGTAAAAAGATGTGACACTATTAACAATGCTAGATATCTATTTGATTACAATGGTAATACATTAACTCTAGGTAGTCAAAAAGGTGCATCATCTGTTGATAAAATTGTAACAGAATTAAATCATCTAAACATAGAAGGCGACCCATCTACGGTTGAGGTAACAGGACAGTTCCACAAATTCTTTCGTGGTATTGTACCAGTCACAATTTATCTAAAAGATGAGTCTCCTGTTATTTGGACAGCAGAGAATAAAATCTTAATTAAAGCACCGTATATTACAGGATGATAAAATGATAATTACAGATACAGAACAAGGCATCCATCTTAGATGGAGAGACGTAGAAGGAGTACGTTGTGAGAATACAATTTCTCATGACGACTTCTCTCCGTATTTCTTTGTTAGAGCAGTTGACGTATTTAGTCCTGACCAAGATAATAAGTTAAATGAAGATATATATCTCAAGGAAAAGTGGGGTGGAGCAAACTCACACTACAAGTTAGTTGTAAGTTATACGAATGGTGATTGGGTTAACTTAGATAATGAAGAACTAGTCAAAGTAACTTGGCAACCCAAACATCCTAAATATGCTAAAGATGTAAGAATAGTTCTAGAGGCTAGAGGTATGAAAACATATGAGGGTGATGTTCAACATCATTATAGATATGCAGTCGATGAAGTAAAAGAAATACCTGAACAAAACTTACGTAGATGGTATTGGGATATGGAATGGCAACAAGGTGGTAAGTATGATGAAGCAATTACTTGTATTGTAATATACGATAACTATGATGATGAGTATCATGTATTTGCTTGGTATCCTGATCTTTCAGAGGCTAGGAAACATGTAGTATTGAAAGATAATGATAACTTCATTCTTCATAGATATACAGGAGAGCATAATATGCTTACAGGATTTCTAGCATTTGCTATGGACAAAGAACCTGATATGCTTATCTCATGGTTTGGATGGAAGTTCGACATACCTGTACTATTGACTAGAATGGTACATCATGGAATAGACCCAAGACTACTATCTCCATTTGATGAGATAACTGGTATTGGTTGGAAGAAGAACAAGCCAACTATATGGAAGTCAAGAGTAGAAGGTTACTCTCCTGTATCTCAACCAATTAAAGGTATGATTACAGTAGCACTTGATTTAGTGTTCGAGCGACAATGGAATGATGCTCAACGTGGAACTTTACCTTCACTTTCTTTGGACTATGTTTCAGAAAGTGTACTTGGTGATGTTAAGTTAGTAAGTGAGAAGTTTCCTGATAAGAATGAGTTCTTTAGAAGGGCATGGTTAGAAGATTCAGATACCTATCTAGAATATGCTTTCAAGGATGTTGAGTTAATCAAAAGAATTGATGAATAGAATCATTGTGTTGACGCTGTTCTCTCATTACAACGATTATTGAAAGCACCATTTGATGCATGTTTCTATGCAAGCAACATGGGAGGAATATATTTCATGCGTAATGCTACTTGGAAAGCACCTACGGGGGAGGAAAGGTGACAGAATAAACTATGATGGGGCAATGGTATATGACCCATTGAGTGAGGGTACTAATGGACTCCATCAGGGTGTAGCCGCATTTGACTTTGCTGGACTATATCCTCTATGATGATAGCACGAAATATTTCATGGGAGACTAAATCCAGACGTAGTAACAGAGTTTGGTGTTAATATAAAAATACCTAAAGATTTCTAGTGAAGTTACTAGAGAAGAGATGATGATATTACAAAACAGACAAATTAGGTCTGTACTACCTAAAGCCGTTCTTGAACTTAAAGATTTAAGAAACGAGTATAAGAAAAAGATGAAAGAAGCAACAACTAAAGATGAATACATTAAATGGAATAATAATCAGTTAGCAGTAAAACGGCTTGATCTGCATCTTTCTACGGTATTATTGCGTATCAGGGATTTGGTTGGGCCAATGTTGATTTAGCCGCTAGTATTACTGCTAGTGCTAGAGAAGCAATCAGAGCCGCCGCTTTCAAAGTGAGGGATATAAATGCCTATTGAAACCGCAGAAATAAAATTATCTGAGTCTCTTTTAGAAGAAAAAGAAGAATTATCTCCTTTTGAACTAAGAAAACAGATAGCAATTCAGATTTTTAAAGATATTAATACTGTATTTAGAATATTTACAAAGATTTCTATCGTTTTTATCTTTTTATATGGTGCGATATCACTATTACAGGATGTGAACTTAATATGAAGGTAGTGTATGGACATACTGATTCTATTTATGTAAAAATAGAAGATAATAACATTGAAACTGCCGAAAAAGCACTAGTAGTGTTAAATGAACATGTTAGAGAACTATTTCCCAATGTTATGGGTCTGAAAGAACATCCTGTAACCTTAGAATTTGAAAAATACTTCAAATCATTAGGTGTAGGGGCTACTAAAAATAGAAATGCAGGGTTAATTACTTGGAAAGATGGGGACTTCTTAGAAGAAGAGGAATTTGTTATGACAGGTTTCACTGCTAAAAGAGTTTCTTCAACTAAATTAGCCAAGGAAACGCAAATCAGTCTTCTCAAAAAATGGGTTAACAATATACCTGAACAAGAAATAGTTTCTTACTTAAATGAGAAATATAATTCTGTTATGCATGGACAGATACCATTATCAGATATTATCAAGCGAAGTAGATATCGCGAAGAAAGATTTAAGGTTGTCTGTCAAAATTGTAGAAAGACAAGTACAATTTTTGAATTAATGGAAGAAGAATGTTGTGCTGCACCCAAGTCCTTCCAAACTATTGGTGGAAAAAGACCCACAATTGGTTCGGGTATTGAAGGTGTACTATTCAACCATAAATTAGGATATGAACCAATAGAAGATTCTTATCTTTATATTAGAATCAAGGATTGTAACAATAATTACTATAATCCAATAACTGGTAAAACAGTTGTTCCTAACTATATTTCACTATTAACGGCAGATAAATTCAATCAGTTTACTCCTGATTGGAGACATTATGCTGAATCAGTCGTTAAAAAGGCTGAACCAGTATTCAATGCAATGGGATGGAACACACTACAAATTATGCGAGACGTTAATCAAAGGAGTTTGGAAGAATGGTTTTAGATAATTTATACAGTAGTCTATCATGGACTAATAAGAGAAGAGTGGATAATATAAAAAAACGCACATCTTCTTTTTCAACATGGATTAAAGACTGGTTTTCTTTCTATAAAAAAGAAATTAAGTCTGATATTGGTAAGGTTAAAACAAAACTATCATCTAGAAAAAATAAAACAGTAATAGTTAATCGTGATAAGAAACAAAATATATTCTTTGATTCAAGAGAATATATTGGATTGACTTATGATAAAGGTGTAATTACACTTATATCAAAACCTCCTTCAAATCTAATCGAAGAAGCGAAAAAAATGAATACTACCGTTGTTGAAATTAAACAACATAGTAAAGATTGTACATGTGTTGATTGCATGAATATCTTTATGCAAGATTTAACAAAAGTAATGACACAGAGGAATAAAAATGAGTAGAAGAAGTAGTAACACAAATGAATATACATATCAGTGGAATCCTGAAACTTACACAAGTGATGATGCTAAACGAACAGAACCTATTCTGAAGATATCTAAATCTTCTATGGGTTCATATAATTGGTGTCCTAAAAGATATGAGTTTCAATATAAAGAAGGACTACCAATAGATTCAACGCCAGTTATGTTGATAGGTACTTTAGTGCATAATGCTAGAGAAGATTTCTTTAATACCTTTGATGTTAAAAAAGCAGAATCTCTATCACATAATGAGTTAATCAACTATTGTATGAGTTTGCATCCAATTGACGATAACACAGAAATGTATGAAGCCATGTCAATTTTCGAGGCGAATAGGTTTATGGAATCTGTTACAGAAGGAACAACCGATAAGTTTCTACCAGTAATTAATGAAATAATGTTAGATGCGAAGGTTGTGATAGATAAAAATACACACCCTAAGTTTGAATTGAAGCAAGACTACGTAGTACATTTGCAAGGTATTATTGATAGAATGTTTCAAGAGGGTAACATGTACATACCAATGGAGTTGAAAACAGGTGGGTGGAAAGATTGGAAAACTACCATGATGAGGAAAGAAATGGCATTCTACCAATTGTTATTTGAAAATACACCTGAGGATAAATTGATAGCAATGGGATTAGACCCCGAAATACCAATATCACATTGGGGCTGGTATTATCCGGCTGCTAACTACATACATATTGAGAAGGTAAAAAAGAGTAGTATGTCTTCCCTAAAAAAGAACATAGCGCAACTTTTACATTCATATGAGACGGGTATATTTTCAGCAAAGTATTTTGCTAAAACATGTGCTAATTGTAGTTTCTTTGGGATATGTGATGCGGCTAATATGGAGAGTTGGTTTTAATGAAAGGTACATGGACAGTGCGAATAATATATTTCATAGGAAAAGTATCTACTACAATTAAGAGGTGGAGAAAATGAAGTGGAAAGAATATTTTAGAAGAAAGAAAGAATATAGAGAGAGGAATAAAAAATGATAGAAGAATTAGTTAAACAAGAATTGAATCAAAAGGTGTGGTCTTTTTCGGAGATTGCAAACGTGTCAGAAACAGTAGAGAATTTAGCACAAACTGTTTATGACAAAATGCCAACAACTGAAAAAATAAAATTAGTATGGGACACAGAAGTTTTCGCAGAAGAAAGAACGCCCTTCGGCCATTTGTATATGGATACTATTATGGCAGAATTAAGAATAAAAATAGCAGAGATTGTTAGAGCAGAATTGCTCAAAGCAAAAGTCTCATTTAAGGAGGAAAATAAAAATGAAGATACCAAGAGAAGTGTGGGCAGGAAGCCATCTAAGAAACGCACCACAGATGAAAAGAAAGATAGTACAGACAAAAAATGAATTTATTGAATGGTTTAATCTGTTCAATGGAAAGATGAATTGTTACACAACTGTTTATGATTTTAGTGATTTTAGTAATGGGATAAAATTAGAATATTCTGTCATATTAGACAGGGCTTTCTTAGATTTTGATGCACATGATGAACCATTAGATAATGCATATCGAGACGTAAAGAAGGTAGTATCGAAATTAATAGAAGGAGATATCATATTCAAAATGTATTTTAGTGGTAAAGGATTCCATGTCTTTGTCTTTGGTGAACAAGTAAATGATATCCGGGGCATTCAACAGTATTATTCCTCAATCAGTGAAGATATTCCTACATTGGATAGGACAGGTATTCAAACTAATAGACTACGTAGGCTTCCTAATTCGATGAATCTTAGTAGTTCAGATGAAAATGGTAATCCATATTTCTGTATTCCTTTGTTAGTTGATGACCTAAGAAAAGACCTATCCGAAATATTAACAATGGCTAAGAAACCTAGAAGAATACAAAGTTCTCATGGTACAAAATTAGTAGTCTTTCCTGAAATGAAACCTATATCTATGGATGACATAGACATAGAAATACCAAAACCAGTAGGTAGATTACCTATGTTACCCTGCTTACATAATGCTGTCATGGTAGAGAACCCTAGTCATTATGCTAGAGTATACTTAGTTCAGTGGTTCAGAGACTTACTAAGTTTAGGTAACAGAAACGTATCCTCCGAGCAGAATGAAGAAATAACTAACACTATAATGTCTGAGTTGGAAATACTGTCTAATCAAGAAGATGTGTGGTTGGATTGGGATGTTAGGACAAGTAGAAAATATGTTAGGGGTATAGTTGAAAAAGGATACAATGCACCTAGTTGTACTAACGTTCTTATCCCACAAGGATATTGTGTAGGGAAATGTTGGAGGTATTATGATGGAAGTACTTAAAATTGATAGTAGGGAAAATTCAGAACTAACAGAACATGTAATAAGAAACTGTGAAATGTTAAACATACCATATGAAAAGATGTGGTTAGATGTAGGTGATTATGTTTTTGCAAATGTATGTTTTGAAGCCAAGTCGTCTTTTGACTTTCTACAATCAGTAATAAACAAACGGTTATGGAATCAGATAGATAACATGGATGCTACATTCTTGAACAATGTAGTAATAGTATATGGTACTTTTTCCGAAGCAATAGAAAATTATCTTACCTTTGTTAAGGTAACAAAAAATAGAGGAAACCAAGCACGTTTACTTAGAAATAAGTTTGATGGGGCATTTGGTAAAATAATATTAGACACTGATTGTAGTGTTATATGGGTTAACAGTGCTAAGGAGGCAGGTCGGCTCATATCGGTTGTATCTAAAATGCAACCAATAGATAGAGAAATTCATACGCCAAGTCTAGTTAGAAAGAAAATTTCTACTACTGATTTACGTATAGATGTACTTTGTACTATCAAGGGTATAAGTCCAAAGAAGGCAAAGTTGTTAATTAAGAAGTTTGGTTCTATAATGGAAGTAGGCGAGGCTTCGATAGAAGAAATAAGTGAGATAGAGGGACTTGGTAATGTCCTAGCAAAAAGAATACTAGGAGTATTAAACTCCGAAGATAAAATGGTGATATAAATGAATAATGAATATGATGATATATATACAAGTGATGATGAAGATAGATTATACTACGAAGGACTAACAAATGATGCCGTTCCGATAATTCCACGTGATAGAAAAACAGATAACTCTCTACCTAAAATCGTAGAAGAATATGTTAAAAGTGCAGTTGAGGTTTCTAAATATAATGAAATACCTGCAACAATTGGTTTCTATGTATTATTAGGACAACTGTGTAAAGATATGGTTGCAATCCCAAGTGGTAGAAGAAGGGATGACACTAGGATACATTTCATTTGGTTGCAGACATCGGGTACTGGTAAATCGGAAATGTACAATTTCTTTGGGCCAGTAACAAATGAAACCTTTAAGATAATTAATAGTAAATATGGTACTGATTTCGATGTGTTCGGAGTTGACGATACTACTGATGCGGCTCTAATTGGTTCAATTGCTAAAGAAAGAGTTCCTCATGAAGATGATGATGGTAACATAACATACGAAGAAGAATATGTTCAGATAAACGGTGGTTTCCAAGGTGAAGGTTTGATTGCGTATGATGAATTTGAATATTCAGGAGTATTCAAACAATCGCAACACAAGGAAAATGTTGTTATGTATTTGAATAAACTAATGAACACTCTATGGGGAGAAGGATACTTAATTAAAAAGAAACTTAAGGATGGTAATATAATTGTATGTGACTGTAAACGCAGTGTTTACGCTACATCTTATATTCCTAAAACATTAACTAATGTTGTAGCAGAAAAGGGTGTAACTCAACGTTCTACTATGTTTGTTAAAGAAATCCCACAAGAAGTACAAGATGAACTACGTGACCAAATATTAGATGAAGTAGGATTTATCAAATCTAATGAAGCACCAATAAAAAGATTCGCTGAAAATTTTGTTATAATTTATGATAATTTATATCAAAGGTTCAAGGAAAATGGTGAAGACCCTTTAACAACAATTCAATTCGGTAAAGGATATAATGATGCACTAAAAAATGAATCATATAAAATGAGAAACTATATTTCTGATAGTAGACCTGAAGTTTTTGAGATTGCTGGAAACTTCATTACTAGGATGAATCAGACAATGGTAAGGTTCTCTATATTATGCTGTATTGCAGAAGCACCCAACATAAAAGACAAATCAAAAAGGTACATAGTTACTGCTAGACACGTCCGACAAGCATCTTCTCTCATTCGACAATGCTATAAATCGCTGGTGTCGTGGCTTGACGTAGCGTTAAAGGTTAAAACCCACGCTTTACACGACCGAGTTAATAAAGCAGCATTTTATAGAGCCTACGAAAAGTTAAAGAAAAGAGATGATGAAGGATGGGTAAACAAGAATCTGTTAATGGAGATGGTCAGAGAGGATACTAAAAAGGGACAATCTACAATTTATAGATGGTACAAAGAAATTTCACATATGTTTGAGGACAAAAAAATAGGAGTAAGAACATATTTGAAAGTAAAGGAGGAAAAGAAAAATGAGTAAAAAAGATACATATGAGCATCAGTTTTTGGTGTTTAACGTTAGCGATGGCCCGAAAATAATAAATGAATCCCTTAATACATATGGGAAAGATGGTTGGTATTTGTCAACTATGATAACTGTTGGTGGGGGTGAACACTTAGTTGCATGGATGGTTAAACCTAATATTTTCTTAGCACCTAATCCTGCCGAAGCACAGGCTAAAAAGTTAGCAAATCTTTGGACAGCAGGGGACAGTGGCGAAGAATGAATGTTTTAGCATTAGATATTGAAACCAAGAACTATTCACATGAGATTGGTGGATGGGGAAATACCCATATGTTTCAAGTTTCTACTGTATGTACATGGGACGGTAATCAAGGGACAGTTTACATTGATGAACCTATTAAATCTATTAGGAAATCAAATGTGTCTGTTAAACCACTATCACAGTTAAAATTTGATTTAGATGACCACAGGCAAAATGATGGTATATTATTGGGACACAATATTGTTGCCTTTGATTTAGCGGTACTAAAAAATGCAATGGATATTTATTGTATTAAAGAATATTTAGATGACAAAGCGTATATTGATACCAGTAGAATTCTAAACAAACAACACGGTGAAAGATATAGTCTTTCTAATTTAGTACATCATACACTAGGTGCAGAAAAATTAATGGATAGTGCAGATGCACCGTTAGTTTGGAAAGCAGGGAAATTTACTGAAGTAGCAGATTATTGTTTAAAAGACTGCGAATTAGTTTATGATTTGTGGGTACATGGAAAAGAAAATAAAATGGTGAAAGGTTTCTCCATTGAAAAAGAAGAAATGAAAGAATTGGAGGTGATTTGGTAATGTCAACTTGGGAAATAGTAGGTTGGATTGTATTCGTCATAATCATATCCTTGTTATTCTTTGCTGCATTCGGGAATTCAAAATATTCCGAACGCACTATTGAAGAGTACATGGATACGTTAATTGACGAAGAACGTGGTCGCAGTGGCTCTCCATAAAACCTGTTCCTTTTGTTCTAGGGAAACTATCCCTAGACGAATTAAAGGTAAAGTAGTAGGGTCAAAAGAAACCCTATACATTTGGCAATGTAGAGAATGTAAAGCGTTGTGGTCAGATGGATGATTTCGATAAATTAATTTTAGGATTCGGATTGGTATTAATATCAATTGGAATATTAAAATGGTTTGTTCAAGTCATCATCTGACTCGCGCCCTTTTTTTTGAAAATTTTAGAAAGTTTTCAAAATCTGTTGTCAAAGTTATTTACATCTTTTATCTTCTAAGGTTGTACGTTCCTACATCTTTTACAAAAGAAGGCTTAGCAGGTAGTTTAGTTCCTAGACTAAATGGAGTATCAATATTTTCAGGCCAATCTCGAAGTTCCATTCTATATCTTCTAACTTCACCTCTTTGTGCAACTGTATATCCTTCCCATAAATCAGGCAATACATATTTATCCGACTGCAACAGCAGTGCATTTCTCACTCTTCTCATTTTTGCCCACATTAAATCCATGTCTGTTTCTTCCACCATCTAATCACCTCTCTACGAAATATGCTGATATTGTTCCTCTTCCGACATATATACCTGACTGATTAGCCGTAGTTGAACGGAAAAGAATAATGTCTCCCTTGTTAAAATCAACGTCATAATCACCAGTAGCAGATACACCGTGTCCATTTGTCGCAACAGTAGCAGTTATTCCAGTATTAGCAACTGCCGATTGAGTAGCAGTGGCCGAAGTTGCTTTGTATATCTGAACAGTTGCACTGTTACCTGCGGTTTCATTACCGTCATTTGCACAGTTTAAATGTAAGAACTTTAGTGTACAATCAACAGGTAGTGCAATACCTTCGTTCTTTGCGTTACTAGAAGGTGCATCTCCTATATCAGCACCGTTACCAAAAGACCAATGGAAACCATTTGACTCACCTACATTTAATTGCCAATTACTTTCTTCTGCTGTAATGTAGAAAGAACCTGTACCTGTTGTTCCATTGGGAAAGTCAACAACTCCTGACGAATTACCTGTTAACCATGTAGGTGAACCATCACCGGATGCGATAACTAATTGGTCATTACCTGTTGCAGAAGGCGCATCAGCACCACCAATAACTACGTTGTTAGAACCTGTTGTAATATTATTTCCAGCATCATAACCAATTGTAATGTTTTTATCAGCAGTTGTTATTAAATCCCCCGCACCGAATCCTATACCTATGTTGTTGCCGCCTGATGTTACATCATTTAAGGCACTATTACCAAGAGCAATATTCAAAGAACCTGTTGTAGTATTATACAACGTTGAAGGCCCAATTGCTACGTTATTACCTGAAGATGTCATTTGATGACCATACAAGGCCTGTTTACCAATTGCTATATTATTGTTAGAGGATGTAGTTACGTTAGCATTTCCTTGACCTGCATACTGACCAAGAAATGTATTACTTTGTCCGGGAGACCATAGCCCTGAACCACCACCTATAATTGTTGAAAAAGACCCTATCGCTGTTCTACTACCGGCATCTGCGCCAACAACAGTAACCCATGTTTGTTCACCATTAACTGTTCCTCTATTTCCAGCACTACTACCAATAAATACATTCTTTTGAGAATTAAGGCCGGTATTTTGCCAGTATTTACCTGCACTTACTCCAACCATTACATTTTGAATGCCCTCAGCATATTGACCTGCACTTTGTCCTATTGCTACTGTGTTACTTGGGTCTGCTGCTTCACACAGCGCATTAGAACCAATTACTACTGAATCGTGTTTACTTCCTGTTATTGACGAACCTGCATTATATCCAATCAACACAACTTCCCTACTAGTTGTCAAAGCATCTCCAGCATAGTTACCAATAACTACGTTTTTTGTACCGCTTGTTAATGTTCTAAGTGCATCTTTACCTATCCCTAAATTGTCATTGGCACTACTTAGTGTGCCATGTGGAGGTGCAGCATTATCAGTAGAAATTAGCATACTGTCTGTAAAGTTAGTAATATTACTAATTACATCCGTTAAACCATTGAGGTCAGAAGCACCACCAACTGCTGAACCCGCTACTGTTAAAGAACCGGGAATATCTACTGCACCTGTTGAAGCACCTGTTATCCAAGTAACACCACCATCACCAGAACTTATTGATAACTGACTATCACCTGTTGCACTTGCTACATCAGCCGCACCAATTACTACGTTAAAATCTCCGCTAGTGATATTATTTCCGGCAGTTTGTCCTAATGCTATGTTCTTCGCGCCTGATGTAATACTTTGTAATGAACTTGTGCCTATTGCTGTGTTATAATTAACGTCATTACCTGTTGCGGCATTCATAGAGTGTGTGCCTATTGCTACGTTGTAGTCTCCGTCATTATTTATTTGACCATTGTATTAAAGCCTGTTACTATGTTATAACTACCCGACCTTAAACCTCCACCTGAGTTTTGTCCTATAACACAATTATATGTTCCATCTGTTGCTCTAAAGTAAGAGTAAGAACCTATTGCCGTGTTATGATTTCCTTCGATTAATGCTGTTGCAGAATTATAACCTACTGCTGTGTTGTTATCTCCCGATGTTAAAGCATCAAGCGTGTAATTCCCAATTGCTACTGTGTATTCTGCACCTGCTACTGAACCACCTAAAGCATCATAACCTATTGCTATGTTATCGTTTTCTGTATCTGCGGCATCTAAGGCACGATAACCTATTGCGAGATTTCTTGTACCTGTTGTGTTTGCTTCTAACGCTTGTGTTCCTACTGCTACGTTACTATCTCCGGTTGTATTTGCCTCTAACGCTTCATAACCGATTGCTATATTATAATTAGCAGCACTACTATTACCATTAGAGCCATAAAGTGCTTTATAGCCTATTCCAATGTTAAAGTTTCCATTGTCCTGTGCGCCATATCTCAAGGCTTGATTCCCAATAGCAAGATTGTATGCACCTGTCGCCGCTTGATTATATGCACCACCCATAGCGGATGAACCAATGGCAATCTGATTACCTTCAGTAGTATTTCTTTCTAAAGCATTTTGACCTATACCAATGTTGTAACCACCTGTTGTTGTGTTATACAGCTACGTTACCTGCCGCATCTCCTTGAACTTTAGTCATCGCGCCACGACCTAGTGCTACGTTATGACTACCAGTATGAAGTGTTGAACTGCTACCTGTCATCGTACTTGAACCTAATGCTACGTTGAAACTGCCTATTGAATTAGCACCTGCACCCTGACCGATGTATGTATTTTCTGAGTCATCTTCAATTCTAGTTCCCGCATTATGACCGATGATGGTATTGTTACTACCTGTTGTAACTGCATCTAATGTGTAACTCCCCATTGATACGTTTTGTGAACCACTTGTTAAGACCTTGAATACATCTCTACCTATTCCTATATTTTCATTAGCACTACTTAGTGTACCCGTTGTAGGTGCGGATGTATCGCTGTTGGTTTGAATTAAAAGTGAATTAGTGAAATTAGTAGCATCCATCAATACATCATCTAGTGCGCCAATATCAGAAGCACCACCACCACCTGCTGCTTCTAAACTAATTTGTGTATTAGCATGGTCGTAAGTTAATACATAATTATCTTGGCCTGAACCTACTGTTTGGTCTACATCAAATTGAAAGTTACCTAAGTTTACTTGACCTGTTCCATTTGGCGTAATACTAATATCACTATTAGCACCATCTGCAATTACAATAGAACCGGAGTTTGTTCCGCTATTTGTATTAAGAGTTAAATCACTTGTTCCTAATGTAGTTAATGTTGGATTACCCCCGCTAGTACCAAATCTAAAAGTTGTTGCTTGCATTGACATTAATGAATTAGCATTAAGATACATATTTCCTGTACCACTTGCTGTTCTAAGTAATGTATCTCCATCTGATTGAAATTGAAGTTTAGCAGTTGTACTGCTAATATTAGGTGCAATTGTAACATCTGCATTAGAATCTCCTACTCTAATAGTATCAGCATTAAGTTGTATATCTCCTGTTCCATTTGGTGTAATATTTATTGCAGTGTTTGAAGTTGAAACAATACTATTTCCATTAACATCTAAATCTCCACCTAACTGTGGCGTGTCATCTGCGGCTAAACTTGCTATACCACCAACTGCGGCATTTTCCCATGCAACACCACTACCTGTTGAAGTTAGGATTTGGCCGTCATTACCTTGCCCTCCATTTACTTTGAAGTTTTCAGCATCTACTAACCCAAAGTATGAGTTTTTGAACTTTAGAGAGGATGTTCCTAAATCTATATCATTATCAGTAACAGGTTCTATTGCACCATCTTTAATCAATAGTTGAGCCGTTCCGTCTGTTGTGAATCCTATTTGATTTTCTGCATATCGGTATATTCCTGTATTATCATCACCTGCTAATGACAAACCCGGAGCAGAATTAGAACCTGCAATAATTTCAAATCTTTTATTCGCTTCAACCTTAGATGGTTGCATATACATAGCATTAGAACCACCAACTGAGAATGCTAAAGTATCACCTGTTAATCTATACATTCCTGTATTAGTATCAGAAGCAAATGAAAATGTAGGCGCACCTGCTGAACCATTAACACCACCTGCATTTGAATCACCACCACTTGCGGCATCTTCCCAAGCAACTCCTGAACCAGTTGAAGTTAGAACTTGACCGTCAGAACCTTGACCGCCATTTATTTTGAAATTAACACCATCAACTATCCCTGCTGTTGTAAAACCAGCCGCAGTAATAGTACCCGTTGTAGTATCGTTAGCATTATTGACTAAGAAAGCATCATCAACATTAAGAGTAGTACCGCTTAATGTGAGGTTAGTACCTGCTGAGTGTTGATTATTTGGATGAATATCATCAAATGTTTGTGATACCGACCAATCTATTACTTTTGCCGCAGTTAAACCACCGAGATAACCCCATTGTGTTGCGGAGATTGTTGTGCTACCAATATTTTCTAATTGCTCTCCTTCTGCTGCTGTCAAATTAGATATTTCAGTAATGTTAGATGCTGCTAATCCACCATCTAGAATATTAATCTCAGCAAGTGAGGCAGTTATTCCTAGATTTGTTAGTGCATTTCCTTGTTGAGTTGAGTTTAAACCTTGGTTATTTACATCTACTCTCAATCTATTTCCTAAAGAAGTAGCCGTAGTAGTTGAAAATGAAGCATCATCTCCAAGAGCCGCCGCTAATTCGTTTAGGGTATTTAATGCACTAGGAGACGAATCAACAAGTCCTGCTATCTCTGCATCAACATATGCCTTAATAGATTGTTGACTTGCTGCGGCGGTAGCACTGTTCGAACTCATATTGTCTTGGTCAAGCAACGTCAATTGGGTGTTTGCCGTCATGTCATCTACTACGAAATTAATCCTGCCGTTTGTATCATCATAGGTTACACCAATTCTAGTTTCAGTACCTACTAACATTGCACCTACTATATCCTGCACCTGCTCAGTAGAAAGTTGTGTGTTAGTAGTGTTAATATTTGTACCATCAATTGAAATGTTACTGTTTGGTGTAGCAAATGCAATAGCCCCTGCTGAATCATCCCAAATTAGAATCCTATCAGCATTAGGGTCAGAAAGACTTTCTATACCTAAGTGTGATAATGCCAACCCACTAGAAGTTTGGGATAAACCAGTTCCTCCTGCAACACTAAATGTAGTTCCACTTAGAGCAATACCACTACCTGCTGAGTAAGTAGTGTTAGTGTTGGTATCTGTTGAGGCTATTGTTACTGAACCACCGGATTCAGTTATTGTTACATTACTTCCTGCTGTAAATGCAAGAGTTTCACTTGAACCAAGTGTATTGCCTCCAGCAGTTACTGTTCTAAATGTATTAGTATCTGTTGTCATATCATCTACAACAAAGTTAATTCTACCGTTAGTATCATCATAACTTACACCAATTCTTGTTTCTGTTCCAACAAGCATACCACCTACAATATCTTGTACTTGTTCTGTTGAAAGTTGAGTATTGGTGTTAGTATCAGTTGCTGCGATAGTTACTGTATCATTAGATGCATTAGTTGTTAATGTAACATTAGCACCTGCGGCTAGAGTAAGAGTATCAGTTGCTGAATCTGCTGCGACAGTTGTTTGTCCACTTACTGCTACATTACTGAAAGCATTTTGATTGTTTTCTCCACCTGCACCTGCTGCTTCCAAACCGATTTGTCCGGTTGAGTGGTCGTACCTTAAAACGTAATTGTCTTGACCTGAACCTACTGTTTGGTCAGCGTTAAATTCATAGTTTCCTAAAGAAACGTGTCCCGAAGAATCACCTGTAATCCATACTACTGACCCATTACCATTATCAGATATTGACAATTGATGATTACCAGTAGCAGAAGGTACATCTGCTGCACCGATTACTATATTTTCACTACCAGTAGTAATATTGTTCCCTGCTGTAAATCCTAATAATAAATTTCCTTGACCTGTTGTTAAGGAACTTCCAGTAGCATATCCAAATGCAGTATTCAACCCACCGGAAAGTGTACCTCCAGTTTTTAGAGCATTATTACCTATGGCGATATTATGTGCATTTGTAACAACTGTACCTGAGCCTCCTAAAGATTTACTTCCTATTGCAATATTACTACTACCTGAAGTTATACCTTGACCGCTTTCGTCACCTATTGCATAATTATAACCTCCTGTAACATTATACAATGATGATTTACCAATACCGATGTTGTTACCATTTGCCCCCGTAGCATTATGTGCGGCTTGATGTCCTATTGCTACATTGTATGAACCTGAATGAGAAGTATGGTTAAGGCTCTGATAACCTATTCCTATATTTGCTGTTCCAGTTGAACCTAGTAATGCTTTATTACCTAAACCTATACTGTATGATGTAGTAGTAATATTTCCTCCACTTTCTGCACCAATCAACGTATTTTGGCTTCCAGTAGTAATTTTATCTCCGGCTAAATCTCCTATTGCAACATTGTTACCACCAGTAGTAATATCATGTCCTGCTTCTGCACCAAGTAATGTATTTCTAGCAGAAGTTGTTAAATTTCTCCCCGCTTCATGTCCAACAGCAACATTTCTTGTTCCTGATGTTAATGAAGAAAATACATTACTTCCTAATCCTATATTGAAAGTTGCATTATCTAGCGTACCTGTTGTTGGGGCAGCGTTAGTAGTACCTGTTTGTATTAGTAAACTGAACCCAAAATTAGTATCGTTAAATAGAACTTCAGGTAATAATTTAAATTGTAAATCACTAATTTGTGATTCAGTTATAGATAAAGCCGATTGATGTTGAGTAACATTCGATTGTGCTATTCTAGCATCAGCAAATGTTCCCGATGTGATTTTAGAAGTGGCTAATGCAGGTATATCTCCTGTTGCAAGTCCGTCATCTAATATGTTTATTTCTGCTAATGTTGCTGTAATTCCTAAATTAGTTAAAGCATTACTCTGTTGTGTAGAATTTAATCCTTGATTACTTACATCTATTCTAAGTCTATTACCTAGAGAAGTAGCAGTTGTTGTGGAAAAACTCGCGTCGTCTCCTAAGGCTGCTGCAAGTTCATTTAAAGTATCTAATGCAGAAGGTGCAGATGCCACCAAATTAGAAACTGAAGTATCTACATATGATTTAATTGACTGTTGACTAGCAGCAGCAGTTGCGCTGTTTGATGCAAAGTTATCTTCGTCAAGTAATGATAATTGTGTATTAGTATCAGTAGAAGCAATAGTTAAATTTGTTCCACTAGGTGTTAATGTTACATTAGAACCTGCTACAAACTTAATGTCCTGAGTACCACTTGATGCACCACTTTTAGTTAACCTGAGTATAGTATCATTAGATGAATCAACAAATGAGGATGTGAAAACATTCTGTGTATTTGTGTCAGTATTAGTATCTGTTGAAGCAATAGTAACTGCTCCTCCACTTTCACTAATCGTAACATTAGAGCCAGCAGTTAGGGCAAGTGTTTCTGTTGCACCTAATGTGTTACCACCTGCTGTAACTGTTCTATGTCCATTTACTGCAAGAGTTAAAAGTCCACCTGAATCATTATATGCTGCGGAAATATTAGTACCGCCGACTATCATAGCGGCAACTATATCTTGAACTTCTTCAGTGGTAAGTTGAGTGTCAGAAGTTGATATTGTTCCATCACCCGATGGTATTGTCAGATTACTTATACTGTTATTATCACTTCCAACGAATGATAAAATCGCACCATTAGAGGCCGCTTGTGCAGTTGTAATTCGTAAACTATTACCTGATGCTCCTGCTAATCCTATATTATTACCAACTGTTATATTAGAATTGTTTGATATAAAATTTCGCGCAGAAATATAACCAAACACCGCAGTTCCAGTAACTAAATTTTGATTCCCATTTGCAACTGAACCGGATGTTGCGGTTATCGTATCATTGAATGTTAGACTACCATCATCGTTAACTTGTAGATATTTAACCGAATTATCTGCACCAGTAAATTCTATTTTTGGTTTTGTGGTGTTCCCTGTATTTGGTGTAATTACAATATCTTTATCTGAATCAGCCATTAGTATTCAACCTCCATCTTTCCAACGTCCTTTCTTTCACCATGTATTATGTAAAAACAGTCAACGCCCTCGTCTGCTGCATTGCCTACGAACACGCGGTTGTCTTCTATCTTTTCTACATATAACATTTGAAACTCACCATTTGCAGTTAATTGTACTGTAATTGTTTCTTCATCAACTAATTCTTCCCAATACTCAGGGAGTTCTATTGACACTCCCATGTTATCACTACCAGTTATTCTACCTCTATGATATACCCCATGTTCCGGCCCTTCAAGAGAACCATGTTGTAATGTCTTTCCTTCTTGTGTAGGATGTGGGATAACGAAAGACTTAGTTTGCGCAGCAAATGAACCTTCTACTTGTAATTTGTAGCCGGGACTTGATGTTCCGATACCGACACGGTTGTTTGTAGTATCTATCTTAAACGTCGTACTATCAACAGTAACATCTCCTGAAACTGTTAAATTACTTAGAGTACCAACACTAGTTATTTGTGTTTGAGCAGCATCTACATTTAGTGTTGCATCTCCACTTGTTGCACCTCCACTAAGTCCAGTTCCTGCTACTACACTAGTAATGTCTCCGTTACCCGAACCAAACCCTTGTGATGTTATATAATCAAAAACCACATCTCCTGTAACTAAACCTGCATTACCATTAGCGATTGCACCATTACCTGCTAAGACTGCTGCTGTCCCCAACCCTAAATTACTTCTAGCAGCAGAAGCAGATGTTGCTCCTGTACCTCCTAGAGTCAAAGGTATAGTTCCAGCAGTAATAGCCTGTCCTGAAATACTTAAATAATTATTACTAACAGAAGCCAAAGTTACATTGGTAGAGTTATCTGTCCCGGCAACATCAACACCAATATTAGTTCTAGCATTTGATTTTTGAGTGGAGTTTAACCCTTGACTAGCAGTATCTGTTCTAACTCTATTACCCAACGCAGTTGTAATTGTAGTAGAAAAGTTAGCGTCATCACCAATAGAGGCTGCTAATTCGTTTAATGTATTCAAGGTAGCCGGAGCAGAATCTACTAAACTTGCTACTTCAGTGTCTACGTAGGCTTTGATAGATTGTTGTGATGCTGCTGCTGTGGCACTATTAGTAGCCATATTATCTTCATCTAAAAGAGTTAATTGAGTATTAGTATCTGTCGAGGAAATAGTTAAAGTTCCTGCTGAGTCATCATATGTTTTTGTGATATTACTTCCTGCAACAACTAAACTTGATACAATATCTTCAATTTCTTCTTGTGTTTTTCCAGTGGAAGCAATGGTTAAAGTCCCTGCTACATCGTCATATGTTTTAGTTACATTTGTACCTGCAACAATCAATCCATTCACATAGTCTTCTACTTGTTCTTGGGTTAACTGAGTATCACTGTTAGTTACTGTTTCTGTTGCAGTTGCAATGCCTGTTACATGACCGTTAGAATCTAATGTTATATCTTGAATGTATGTTCTTCCTGAATTGTTACTACTACTAGCGGCTGAAATATTAGGATGAGCAGTTAGATATGTATTAGTGTCAACAGTGTAACTTCCTGCGCCTGTTCTTTTCATGAATCCATTACTACTAAAGTCTCCATCCATTACAGCCCCTGCCGCCGCAACATTAGTTGCATCCGTTACATCTGCTGACGTTTCAATTCCGGATAGTTTAGTCCGTTCTGATGAACTAATAACTGTCCCACTACCTAAATCGGTAAGACCATTTATCTTATCAACTGTAATCGCATCATCTGCAATTCTCGCAGTTGCAAACGTACCACTAGTAATCTTTGAAGCAGAAAGTGACGGTATCCTTACTGTTGCAAACGTACCACTTGTAACTTTAGATGCGGCTAAATTTGGTATATCACTTGCAGACAATCCTCCATCGAGAATATTTATTTCTGCTAAACTAGGTGTAATGCCTAAATTTGTTATAGCATTTGCTTGTTGTGTAGCATTAAGTCCTTGACTGTTAACATCAACTCGTAATCTGTTACCTAATGCAGTTGAAGTTGTTGTAGCATAATTAGCATCATCTCCTAAGGCGGCTGCTAACTCATTAAGTGTGTCTAATGCCGCAGGAGCAGAAGCAATGACCCCCGCCACTTCTGTATCAACATAAGCCTTTATTGACTGTTGACTAGCAACTTTAGTTGCTGAATTAGAAACCATATTATCTTCGTCTAGTAAATCTGATGAAATTGAATAGTTATTTGCACTAGTAGAAATACCATTTAATTTAGTATGGTCTGCATCAGTAAATACATTTGAATCTAATGCTGACTCTACTAATGCACGTACTTCAGAAGCAGTTGACGTAGTATTAATTGTGGTAGTCAATGTACTTCCATCAGTTTTCGTCAAGGTTAATGTATTATTTGCAAAATTTGCAGCATTAACTGCTTGTTGGTTAGATGTAATTAATAATCTTTCATTGATTCTTGTGACAGATATTGCTCCTGACCCCTCAAAATTTACCGAAGTAAATGAGCCATCTGTTCCTGTCAGTTTTAATTTCTTAGTACCTACATCGGCGGTGTCTTCAACAGAGAAAGCATATTGTGTATCATTTGCATCAAATGATATCAAATCAACATATGTTTTGACGGCTTTAGTTGATGGTACTGAATCATGGTTAGCACTTATACTACTAAAATCATGGTCAAATTCATTAACATCTGCTAAAGAAGTTAGTGATGCTGATGTAGTTAAATAATTACCACTAGCCTGTTTTGCATTTAGTTGTGTTTGAATTGCAGAAGTAACACCACCGAGGTGTCCTATTTCGGTTGCAGATACTCCCGTTACTCCATCTAGTATATTTATCTCTGCGGCAGAAGCAGTTATACTCAAATCACTAAGAGTTTCTACTTTAGTATTTAATGTAGAAGTTAATCCAGTTACTTTACTTTGGGCAATATCTAATAACTTACTATTAGCGATAGAGCCAGCAAGTTGAGTATTACTTATTCCTCCTGATTTTACGGTAACTGCTCCACTACTAACATCAAAGTCAGCACTTGCAAAAGAAGCAATACCCTTGTTAGAAGAAGTAGCGTCTTCTGCTGAAATTGTTAATGCTCCCCCACCATCATTGTATGTAGTAGTGATTCCTTCTCCTTCAGTTAGTAAAGCATTAACCCTATCATCTACTCGTTCATCAGTAAAATATAAGTTTGAATCTTCTGCTATATTTGAGGTGGTTAAAGTAGCAGTTCCACCAAGGGCAATAGAACTACCATTCAGTGTAATTGTTGAATTAGCCAACTTTGCATTTGTTATACTACCTGCTAATTGGCTATTCGTTACTGAGATATTTGAAACGTTAGTTGCCCAATTTGCACCAACAGTAGCGTTAGTTGCTATTCCTGATAATTTAGTATTTAGTGCAGAAGTAAAATTAACGTCAGATTGGGTATCGGCAGATAAAACTCCGGTGATAGAATTAATTGATAAATTACTACCTACCTTAAAACCACCCAATGCAGAAGAAGTAGCAATGGGTAGAGTATAATAATTAGAATTACTATCTACTGAATCTAATTTAGTTTTCAATGTATCAGTAAAATTATTTTCGGTAAGACCTCCATCCCCCACACTATATTGAGTATCTGTTACTGTTTCAGTAGCAGATGTTATTGCGGTAATGTGTCCATTAGAATCTAATGTAATATCTTGTATATATGTCCTACCGTCATTATTAACAGAAGATGCTGCCCCACTAATAGTGGGATGGGCAGTTAAGAATCCACTGTTACTGTTATCATAATTAGCCAAATCTCCATCTACATTTAATGTATCTCCGGTTAAACTAATGCGACTACCGGCAACTAAATTAGTATCATCCCCGATATCTATAACGTTTCTAGTAATTGTTTGCCCACTAATTGTAAGATAGTTTCTAGTTCCTGCTAAAGTAACGTTGGTAGAATTATCTGTTCCTGCTGTATCTACCCCTAATACTGCTCTAGCCTGTGAAGCATTCAACGCTTCTATACTTCCTGAACCACTAGTCTGTCTACCTAATATTACAGTATCTCCTATATTTTGTATTTTATCAAAAGTAACTGCATCGTTTGCGATTCTTGCTGTTGAAAATGTTCCACTAGTTATTTTACTAGTAGACATATCCGGTATTCTACTTATGTTAAATACACCACTAGTTGTCTTACTAGCAGATAAATTAGGTATATGGGATGCGTTTAATTTACTAAATATTGTAGATAAATTAATTCTTCGTAGTCCATTTGTCGCATCATCATACATCAGATAATCGTTACTCAAGTCAATACCAGTCTCAATGCTTAGAGAATCGATATCAACATTAACAGTTCCACTAGTGTTAGTTAAAGCATTACCAAATGCTAAGGTTGATTGTTTACCCGACAGCGCAGAAGTTAATCCTGTAATTTTACTTTGAGAAATACTTCCTGCTAAATGTGAATTTAAAACAGCATCATCTGCTATTAAAGCACTAGTTATTGTATCATCTGCTATTAGTGCAGACACAATAGCATCATCAGCAATCAAGGCAGAGGTAATAGCATCATCTGCTATTTTAGCCGTAGTAATAGCATCATCTGCTATTTTAGCAGTGGTAACTGCATTAGTTGCGATTGAAGCATTGACAACAGAATTGCCAGTTAATTTAGCAGCAGTGACAGCATTGTTGGCTATTTTGGAAGTTGTAATTGTACCATCTGAAAGTGAAGTTGAAAGTGAAACATCACCTGACCCATTAAAGGAAACAGCAGATGCTGTTACATCACCTGTGAGTGCAAAATTTCTAGCGGTAGATAATACACCTGCGGAAGATACTGTGCCAGTTACATTTCCAATAAAAGTTCCTGCAACAAAAGTCTCATTCCCAACTGTCCATCTACTAGCACTCTCATCCCAAAATAACGTCTTGTTAGTTTGATTTCCTCTCTCTATTTCTATACCAGCATCTTCTGAAGGAGTCCCAGTTTCATCTGAGTTAAGAGTAATTATACTATCTCCTATGTTAACAGTAGTTGAGTTAACTGTGGTTGTACTTCCTGAAATTGTTAGATTCCCACCAATAGTTAAATTGCCAACACTAATGTTATCATTCGTATCACCAAGACTAAAAGTTCCTAAATTTGCATTATGTAGAGCAGCCCTAACATTCGTCGTGTCTGTTACGTCTGCACTGGCTTCTACACCTAACATAGTTAACAAATTAGTTGGGGTAATTTCTTCAACAATTCCTGCTCCTGAAGAGTCTCTACCAAGTATCCTGTTTGTAGCAGAGACATTCTGTATCTTGGCGTATGTTATTGCATCATTAGCGATATCAGTAGTAGCAATAGTACCGTTATTTATTTTATCAGAAGTAATAGCCCCGTCCGATATCATATCCGTAGCAACTTGAACCTCTCCAATCAATCCAGCACTAGTCGCTCCTAATACTCTATTACCTGTTGAGAGATTTTGAATCTTTGAATACGTAACACTATCGTCTGCTAATTTAGTAGTGGTTACATTAGCATTAAGAATATTAGTAGTAAGAACTGCATTATCTGCTAATTTAGCAGCAGTAATAGCATCATTTGATATTGCACTAGTGCCAATGTTAGTTACTTGACTAGTTAATGCTAATGTACCAGTCGAAGAAGGAAGTGTTAGTGTATATGCAGTAGAACTAGGAATATGTGTTAATGTGCCTCCCTTGTTTATTCTCAACCTTTCTACATTATTATCTATTGCAGAAAATTCTCTATCTGTTTGAGTATATCCTACATATTGATGTAATCTAGAAGTTGAGTTATTTGCTTCAGCAGAATCTATTTTTACAACAATAACTGGAATATCACCAGTTGCTAATTCTGCAACAGTTGACGTAGATGCATTTGCTTTTCCTGTTACTGCACCAAATCTCCACGCTAAGGAGTTATCAGATGCCACAACAATAACACCATACCAATCTACACTATTAGCAGAAATTTGGGCTGTTGTAGTTGATAAAAGACCACCAGTAACAGAAATAACTTTACCATTCCTAAGTACTATACCTGCTGCAACTTGAAAGGCAGTTCGACCACTAGATGTAGTCTGTGTTAAATTAAACCCACTTATTGCTCGATTTTCACCAGTAGCAGCATGTAAAGCCTTGATAATACCTGAGTGTATATTGTCTGTACCATCTACTAATTGTACACCCGTTGGGTTACTACTAAGTGTTGAAATTATACCCGGATTTGAACTCATTCTCTACCCACCTCTATTCTAATTGTAAACGCAACAGTATCGCTTGCCCCGACAACACCAGTAGACGTGAAGGTAACTCGGCTCAATAAAGTGCCGTTTCCATTTGTTGTTCCAGTAGCAAAAACACCAAGTTCTGCCACACCGGAAGCAGGTATTTCACTTCCTGTAAAACTAACATTATATGTCAATGTTGTACCAGTAACAGTAGGAGTTATTCCTGTTTTTTGTGCTATCCAATTATTTAGTCCTGTATGTGAAGCAGACGTACTATCTCGACCATCACCAATTGCTATCACTGTATATTCCGATGCAAGTAAAGTTGCAATTGCATTTAATCCTTCATTTACTACTGTCATTTTTAATCCTCACTACTATACGAACTTATTACTACTGTCCCTGTTTCAAACCCTACTTCTTCTGTAAAACCAAATACGTCGTCGAAACCTAAATTAGATGTCTCCCCCGTACCAGTTATCGTGTACTCTACTAAGGTAGTCTTTAACGATATAGAATCTTGTAGATAAATGCCCCCTCCAACTATTTCGCTATTTACTGAATATGTTGTAGCATTAGATGTTCTAAGTTGGGTATTTATTTCAGACAAACGTTCAGCAATAGTTTTGTTAAATGTACCTACTGTCATAGTTAAAATAGGTGAAAGTACGTTTTCAATCTCAAATATCATGTAGTCATTTGGCTTAATGTTTTGTCTAGGAAAGTCTAAATAAACTACATCTCCTGCTTCTAAGGTTTCTAATCCTTCTCTTAAAATACGTAAAGTTATCATTTCAGCATCCGATTGATGTAATTGTAAAACTTCTCCAGCCTTAATTTTAGCATCAGAAATATTTCTAATAGTTGGGTCAACAACAGTTATTTGTTTAGGAACATCTTCTATTCTTACTCCACTATTTGCAGTTGCTTGTATTCTATCTCCAATAACAGTAACAATATCTGCTTTCGCAAACATAGAAGTAGACTTTTCTATACTTATTATTTTATGGCTTTTATAAGAAATCGTCTGTTTTCGCAATAGGCTTGTATCATTAACGTTTCTAAATATTACTTTTTTACCTTTAATTGTAAAATCTAACCCTTTTTTAGATGCTAATGAATTCAAAGCATCAAACGCAGGAACTTGGGTAAAATTATTTGTGGCAATGAAAGTTTTTTTATCTCGTTTTATTAGTTCGTCATTTACTGAAGGAACATACCACAAATCGATATCAGTATCATCGTGGACGTTTTCAATAGTTATTGTAGTCCCTGATACTCCTGAAACCTTCCCTATCGGATGTCCTTCATGTGTATAGAGTATATCGCCGTCTAAGATATTTTGAACTGTTGCTTTACAAGTAATCACATTATTAGATACTGAACTAACAATGTTCCCAGTAAATTCTGATTGACTTTGAATAATATTAGTTTCTAAGTTTGAATTTTTAATTACCCTCTCCATTTCTATTTCTATCTCATCTCCAACAATAATACTAGAACCTATATGACACTTAGTTATATTACTCAATAAAGGCTTCCTAGCCAAATCAAGATTTACAGTTTCACCAAAAGAAACTAACCCATCACCATTTAGTACTCCGTCATAAATTAATCTTAACTCCCCTCTACGTATTCCTAATAGTGAACTTGGGCTTCCATAACTAACCATCATATTCTTTTGTTCAGAGTTATTACCATCAGTAACATAACATTCGAAAGTGTCACCATCATTATATGGTAGTCTATTAAATGCCTGAACATAATTTTCGGAAATAACCATTTGATGTGTTTCATTATTAGTATTAGGAGCAGAATCAGTGTTAACTAAAACATACATACTAAACACTCCTTCTTGCATATAGTCAGTAATACCTGCAAGTCTTTGTAGTTCATTTTCTCCTGTCATAAAATGTGAGGTTTTGGTCGAATAATCTAATCCAGTATCAAATAACCTATTGATTATTATTTCGTTGGGTGTATCTCTAAATGTTGTTTCTGCAAATCTCATTAATCTAAATCTAGGACTACTGTAAGTTGTAGGGGCTTTGTCTAATACAATAGTATGTACAAAGGCTAAGTCATCATTTGTCGTTTGATTACTAGTGTGCGAAAGTATTTTAGCGATAAAAGTTGTATTTATAGTATTATAAGAACTAAGATTAGTTGCGTCATTTGGGGTAACATCATTTACTCCTAATGAGGTCACTGATTTAGAATGTATACTAGATTCTGAAACTAAATAATATCCTGTTAAATCCGGAACAAAATTTAACCATGTGTGAGCAGAATCAGCGTCATTTATATCAACTGTTATCGTTACAGTCGTACCATTTGTAATATTAGCATCTGTCATATTCAATACTGGTTTAACCAACATCTGTGCTTTGTATAATCCACCCCCATCATTTTCAGATGGTTCAGTATGATATAAATGTCTAGTAGTACTAAGTTTACTTCCTTCTTTAGATTCTAAGAAATAACGAGTACCGCCGTCTGCAAAAGTTTGGTTATTGGGATTTGTCTGCCCACTTCTAGTGTGTGAGCCTGAAATAGCATACCCTATACTACTAGTAGCAGAATTTCTCCAAACCATTGTGTTTACTGTATGCTGGTCACGCCTTCCTGCCGTAAGTCCACTATCAGCATAATCAACGTATGCTGCATGTTCTTGACGACTACCAAGTATAGCACTTGTTTGTTGTATATTCGAAACATCCGGTCCTACACTACTGAGTTGTCTAATGTTTCTAAATACCGCAATACAGTTTTCATATAGATGAGAATATTCATCTAATCCGAATTTATCTATATGAGTTAAAGAAGCAGTACTATGTCTGTTTTGTAGCAAAGCAGCGATAACTCTAGAACTATGTCTATACGCATGGTTGTTTAACAGAGAATTCCACTCATCATCAGGGTGAAAGGGACTTTGATTAAAATCTTCCATATCAGGAGTACTAGTGACGTTTTCCCCTGCTTGGAATACAAATGGAATGAACATATTGGGTGGATTAAAATTTTCTGAGTCTCCATTTTCTAGTAAAGCATATTTAAATTTATCATCTTCAGAAACATAATTAGGTCTAATTAAAAATACACTAGACAGGTCTTTTCTTAAATCAGTAGAATTGATTGGGTCTTGAAACCCGTTAGTAAACGTCTTTAGTCTATGAGATAAGTCAGTATATTCATGTACCACATATACATTTTTAGCACCACTACTCCACTCCGAGGTAGTGTAATTAACGTGAAAATATTTTGAACTAGTTATGGTACTTCCACTACTGTAAGTAAACGCACTCTTCACCATCAACAACATTTTACCAGTACTAGCCTCAAATATACAGTCTCCTGTATCAAAAGATATACTACCGCTATATCCGGAAAGAGCATGATTTAAACCCCCACTTCGCGTCAATTTTAGTTCATTATAATTTGCTCTTGCTCTACTCATTTGATATCCAACTAAATCATTTTCTATATTTTCAGCAGTTTGTAACTTATCAGAATCTACTGGATTAAAGTGCCAATCAAACGTAGCCTCTACTAATCTAGCAATTCCGAATCTTTTTATTTCATTAGTAGTCTTATTAGCAGACTTAATTGACATTCGTTCATAATTACTATCTTTAGTCTCAGACATACTACTACTTCCTATATATTCGGAATGAGATGTAATAGTTGATGAAGTCGCACTTTCACTTTCTAACACACAAGATAAGTCATTATAATTTAGTGGTTGACTGCCGATGTTATTATATCGTAATTTAGAATATGGAAACAAATCTCCAGTAGATAACAATTCATAATTTTGTGCTTTACCATCATAATTTAGTATTTTTTTAGCATTATAAACTGTTTTATTAGTAACCACCGCGCCAGCCGTCCCACCACTATGTGCTAATTCAAATGGTGGTACTATGGGTGTTGAAGTTCCGTCCCAAGTTAAGTTTCTCCAAGGACTATTAATTGCATTAAGTAAAGTATAATTTTCATCTATGACTAAATTACTACCCAAAAGAGGTTTAGTAGTAGTTGAAACAGTTGCCGATGAAGCATCTCCGTTTCCTTTAATTGGATAAGCAATACTATATCCTTTCAGTAAACTAGGAGTTTTGCCATACATATCATCTCCTTTTCTAGTTAGAGTACCCGCATTGAATTTCTGTAAGTCCCAATATCGGAATGTTTCTCTAGGAGTCCATAGGTCATCTGAACTAATAGAATCTAAATTACCAGTATCTACTTGAGAGTCTATTCTATGAATAAAACCTCCACTATTAAGATTATTATTTATTAAATATAATGAAAAGTTGGACCTAGTATCCAGTGTGTTATTTTCTATTCTACCCATAACTATTGGTACAATAGGAGCAATTTTCAAAGTAGTTTCACCATTATCTTTTTCAATTATTTCAACTACATCAAATCTTTCAGAAGAAAACGACATGAAATTTTTTGCTGTGGTTGATGCTCCTAACTCATTTGATAGTTGTATTGCAAAAGTAGAATCATCAGAACTAACATCACTACTCAATGTGTTAATGCTAATTGGTTTAGCAACATCATACCCCAATGTTCGATTAGATAAATATGAACCTGAATTAGATGTTCCTTCTAGTCTAGTTCTATTCAAATTTCTATCGAAGGAAAAACTATCTTGAAATATTAATCCTTTATCACTAATACTTGAAAAATCAGTTGTTCTTGTTGTTAGTACTGGATTACTACCGATGGCCTTTGTTCCGGAAACATAAGTTGGTTCTATAAACGGGTCATAGTAGTAGATGTTAGTAGTAGTACTCATATTAATTAACGGACGATGGGTTAATGTTATTGCAGTAGATGTAGCCGAAGCAACTTCACCAATAAAAATTCCACTAGTTCTAGTAAATAATAATGTATATTTAGTCGGCGTAAACCCATCTCCGGAACTATGAGTTATCACCTTACCACTAACAGATACATTAGTTAGACTTTCAGTTAAAGAATATGGAATTACTGGATTAATGGTACTATGAATTATATCTTCAGAATAAGATAAATTTTTATTTACAGTCGAATTTAACAATGCTGAAGCAGTATCTCTACCTTCTAATCTAGCAGTGGGTTGTTGTGTTTGTAGGCTGTCACTTTTTTCAATTGTCCCATTAAATATTTCTTCTTGTAAAGAAAATGCTCCATCATAATAATAAAATCGACTAATAGTATTGTCTTGGTAAAATTTTCTATCAGCATCTTGAAACTTAACATAGCCCATGTCTTTATCTATGTAATCTACTTTATTCAAATGTGAAGGTAAATTTGCATAAACAACTCTTGTGTCGTAGAATTTACTCTCCTCCTTCTGTATAGTTGCACCGGAAATAGTTAGCCTATTATTATCAGAATAATGTACTTGAGTATCTGAATCAAATTTTTCTGTATTCAATACTCCTGACCAAGATAATATGTAAACAGACTCATTTGTAAACTCATGAACTGTCCCTGCAACGGTAAATGTATTAACAGGAGGAAAGATAATTTTACTTGCCTTAACCGTAATATCTTGATGTGTTCCACTTTTATTATTTACTGCATCAACAACATAAAATCTATTATCTATTATTAGCATTGTATTTGTAGTAATTTTACCTGATAATTTATAATCATATGCACTATCTAAATCGTTTAGTCTAATAGTGTTACTACCGGACACTTTAGATGCAGTAAATGGTAGTATTTTCTTACGTGTATTATCATTAAAAACAGAATTAGAAACTACCATTTTTTGACCATTTGTGTATTTTTTCAATACCATACCGGATTGATTGCCTATATCCACCTTGGCTATTTGACTTATTCTGTTTTTTGGACTATTTATTATCCTGTCGCCAACAAAAGGAACAATATCCCAACTAATGGTCGAGGGTCAGAAGTAATATATCTTGAAGGACCATTCATCTTTCCATCAAAATTATTCGCATCGTTTGCAGTAGGAGTCGTACTATCTAACTCATGTCTTTTCATATTAGTAAATGCAGTGTGCCAAAATAAAGGATTAAAATTACTGTCTATATCGTCAGCATTTCTTAAATTATCAACTAATGTGATATCTAAGTTACCTTTTCCTAAATTAGTAAATGTTCCTTTTAGGTTAGACTCTGTTCTAAAAACTATATTTTGTATTCCTTTACCAATTTTATAGACTTGATTATTGCTGGTACTTCCAGTTATTACAACCCTAGCAAAATCTAATTGGAAAAAGTTACCAGTAATATCTTTTATGTTACCTAAGAAAATATTACTACTATTAAATATAGACATTCCTTCACATAACATATTTGTGTGAGCAGAATTAGCAACTTCGAATCTTACAGTACCACTACCTTCTTGATGTTTAGCATGTGCATCTGTATCAGTAATAGTTATGTTAGTTAATGTAGAAAACCATCTTAGTCTAGTTAGAGTATATTTTTCCATATAATCTAGTTGGTTTTCTTGTTCTAATCTTTCATTATAGAAATAAAATGTTGGAGTAGCGACAATATTAATTGCATCATAATTATTTGTTGATGCCAAATTATCCCCTCTTAACCCATAACTAACTGCAACAATATCACTATCATTTATTTTATGTGGTCCTTTGTATATTTCAAAATTAGTATCTTTAGGGATAGTTCCAGTATATTTTGGAGTAAATTCTAATCCGTCTCCAAACGTGTCAAAAGTAGTTATTGTAGTAATTTTAGCAAAATGTGGTCTAACAGAATCTTGCCTAGTAGTAGAATCATAAATTTCAGGATTAATCATAATAAAATAATCATAGTTATCAATATCAATTCCAAGAGTATCAGACGCAGGGGAGTCATCAGTAGAATAAACAAACTTTCTATTTGTTTCGGAATCAGAAATTTTACTATCATAAACTCTAATTTTGAATGAAGGAGTAATTTCTTTATTAGTAGAATAACTAGTTATTGTGGTATTTGTTGGTAATATTCTATTTCCTATACTACTAGTGTTATCATTAGAAACACTACCTGCATGTGGGGCTTTTCTAATTTCAGTGAATATTACAGAAGGTACTACGTCAGAAGTAGCCGAACCAGTGCCTGTATGTTCTGATTCTAAATATGTAGTTTTCAGAACAGGATTTATAGAAACATCCTTGAACGCTTTATTTGTTGTAAATTCAGTTGTTAAACTACCATATGCTTCATTGGCATCTGAAGTTAAAACTCCCGACTTTAAAGGATATGTAATTGTACCATTTGTCTTAGCCATAATCATTCACCAAACCTATAATAAAATAATGTTTGTGCATAATTAGGGTCTAATGAAGTATTTGACAAACTAGTAGATGCACCCTTACACATAGAAATCTCATATAACTCTCCCATAAATTGTGTTTGTTTTCTGTTTGTAGCATCAAGATTACCATCCTGACCAATGAAACAGTCAGAAGGATGCATAGTAAAATGGCCTATGTTTACTCTTGCAGCCTTTACAATGTTTCCATTAACATACAATGTGACAGTATTTCCATTAAAAACACATGAGACTCTAGAAATTTGTTCTACATACAATGCTTCTTTAGGTTGTGAGGTATAAATTGTAGAAGTTACAGTAGTCGCAGGAGATGCAGATAGTGTAATAGTGTTAGATGAAACTGAAGAAACTGTACCTATTAACACACCGCTAGAATCATATATTTTATTTCCGGTTGAAATAGCATTAGCCTCACCACTGCTAACGGTAATATTAGATGAAGATGCTGAAGCAGTAGTAGAAATTCTAGCCAACGAAGTAGTTGCCCCTGAATAAAACCCAGTTGGGTCATAATAACCAAATAATTTGCTCTTAGAAATAAACACAGGTTCGCTTGCAACAGTATGAGTTATGGGTGTGAATAAAGAATCAGTAATTTCACAAACTAATTTATATTCTGCTGGTTGATTAAAATTAGAAGAAGTTGTGTTTTGTAAATAGAACTTAAAATAAGTATTTGCAAAAAGCATCATTTTATGTGTATTTCTATTTGCACCAAAAAAGGTAACGCTCTGATAATTAGAAATTGCGTCAAGTTGGTTATCTAGACCTAAGTTTGGACTAGGTGGAGTTTTTGTACTATCTAATCTACCTTGACCAGTAGTTCTATGTCCAATACCATTAACGTCATATGGGGTAATTAGTGCTTCTATTGTAAAACTCCTATTATAGTTCCATATACTACCTAAACTGGAATTACCAGCCCCACTCCAACTAGCCAATACAACTCCGGATAAGTTATTTAATGAAGAGGCTTCATTACCACCTTGAGTAGTAGCAGTAAGTGTTAGTACGTTATTAGTTCGAGATACTATTAATGTCTGTCCATGTCCATTTGTAGCATTAATTATCGCATTTTTTAAATTCTCTGCGGTAGCATTATTATCTGCTCCATTTTGAAACCAAACATACGTATTATTAGTTGCTCCATTTGATTCAGTAGCGTGAGCATGATATTTTTTAACCCCCCCTTGAGAGTTAGTTATCGAAATATATTGATTTTGTACGTTTGCACCGGCATTAACTCCACCACTAAAATCACTTTTACTAGTTCCTCCAAATGTCTGAGTAACAATATTAGTATTTCCATCTGTGCCTACTGTACCTTGAGTTAAGGTGATTATATTATTACTTACAGACCTAGTAATATTGAAACCGGAAGCACCATGAATTGCAGTACCTAAATTTGTTGCAGTAGTATTGTTATTAGTTCCTAATTGAAAAAATATAACACTATGTGGACTACCACTAACTGATATCGTACCAGTATCTCCTGTTGAAACAGCATCTCCTACCTTAACTGGTGAGAATTTTTTTACTACTCCTAAAGAGTCAGTAAGTTGTATGTAAGAGCCGGGGTCATGGGCAAGGACACCACCAGTAAAACCAGTAATACTTCCTAAGATACTTGCACTACTATATGCAGAAGTTCGACTAATTGATTGTCCACTAAAATTAGTTAGGCTAGGAGAAGATATTGTTATTGTTGTACCACTAACAGAAGCAACTGTCGAATTAAAACCATTAGTATGATTTATTGCATTTCTTAAAGCATTGGCAGTTGCGGTGGTATTACCACCAATTACTACTCTAACAACCGAAGTCCCATTAGCGGTTGTACCGACAGAATTAGTATTACCATTTGCAGATGGAATGAATTTAAAATTCTTTGTGACCAAATTACCACTACTATTACGCATAGTAATTGTCATATATTCATTGATATTAGTTGCATTTGTTGCATTTGTGCCTCCTGAGAAAACAGTAGCAGACAACTTACTACCATTAGCAATAGTTGAACCAATAACAGGGCCAGTGTTAGGGGTAGTGTTATGGTTTCCTGCTGTCCCAGCAGCATCTTGCGTCAACGTAATACTTCCTGTAACACCAGTGGTATTGGAAGTTGAGGCTGTTATATCCAACCCTGAACTTGGGTTGCTTCCAATACCATTGAATGAATTGATTGCTTGGGTTAACATGAATCTAAAATGTTGATTATTACCACTAGAAGTTAACCCCACTTCAGGAACGAATATATCATTATCCAAATATCCTGAGGCAATTAATGTATCAGCAGTAAGACCACCGTTAGTCATACCATTAATACCTGCTATATCCGATATTCTTGCACTAGGCCCTTGCATGTCAGCAGGAAAACCATTACTAGCAGAATTATCGATGTAAAAGAATCTGAATGTTTTATTTGCAGTAGTTCCCGAACCTGTTTGTCTGTTCCTGAGAATGATAGCATTGTTATTACTAGCAGTTGTACTTGCTGTTATAGGAGTAGGATTCCAACCAGTACTGAATGTTATAGCCCCCATTGCAACAGCAGCAGAAGTAGTACTCGTATCTAAGGTACTACTACTTGTTGTTGGTTGAGTAGAAACTGAGAATGAAGCAGAACTAGAAGCCACAGCAGTAGTATAACCTTCTACACCATTTGCAGGTAAGTTTGCGTAATTTGAAATAGTTATAGAACCAGTAGCAGTGGCTGCTGAAACATTAGAAGCCTCAGTTAAAGAATTAGAATTTACAGTTATTGTAGAAGAATTATATGTTATTGAATTAGAATCATCAAACTCAAATTTTAGGTGTCCATCAGACATAACTGGGAAAACCAATGCTCGACTTTTACCAACATGCACTGTACTAACCATATTATCACCTACATGTTACTAATTGGATTTTCTGATAATACCGTTGCCACCTCAAACTCCATAGTAAAAGCAACAGAATTAGGTTGTTCACCCGAAAGAGTAGTAGAGAAATTACGAATAAATCCTGACATTCCTTTCAAATCGTCTATATTAGTCGTTGGAGTAAATGACGATGTTGGTGACAATCCCAATACATCACTACCTCCAACTACACTTTCCACATTATCATTTACTGCCCGTTTAAATCTTTCATCATATCGTCTATTATCAAAAGTAAAAGGTATTCTAGGTAGGTCACTAATATCTTGTGTTTCAGTATTAGCATTGTGATAATCAAACTCAGTATCTATCCTACTAGGAATAAGTACAATTAATTTATTTATTGCTTGGTCATCCTGTACAACACTACTATCAACGTAAGAGTGTATTAGTTGCGCTAATTCAAATGGTGACAATACCCGTTCTTTAGTAGAATTACTATCTTCTCCTGTATTTTTTACAATGGTTTGATTTAATAGAATGCCAGTTAAACTAAGAGATTTACTAGATAGTCCCATATCAAATGCTAATGTTTCTGATTTTCCACTAGCCATAGCAGCAAAAGGAATAGGAATTGTAGGTATTGTTTTGGTAGTAGTAATACCTATCTCAGAAAGAAATAGTGGTATCCTATTTATGGCTCTATCTCCTCCCTCTTCATTTCTTCTTTGTAATTCTAACCACACTGTAAACGTGCTATAATTTTCACTTGTTGCCATTAAAAGTTCACCGCCGTTGTTGAGGTTCTATTCATTCGAGAGTTTATTTCTCTAGATACCTTTTGTGCTATATCTCTAATTTCAGCATCGTTAGCACCTACTCTTCCTGTAACCTGAACTGTAATATTATTAGTTACAGTAGAAGCCATTGCTCTAGATTGGGAATTAGAATGTACTTGCGCGCCTCTAGGTAATGTAACTAATTCCGGTCCTTTTTCTCCGACAACTGCGAGTCCACCTTGACTTATTCTTCCACCTTCGGCTAATCCTACAATTCCTCTTATTCTTCCACCAATTGCTTTGGCAGTTCCCTTAGGGTCAGGTACTGCTTCTCTTACTGCGTCAGCAATTGCACTGGCAAGTTTGTCTAACTCAAAGAATTCAGCAATGCCCAAAAAGAAATCATATATCGAACCTAAGAAATTAGTAATTGGGGTAATGTGTTTTAATGCGAATGTAGCAGCCATAAATAATGCTAAAGCAATTCCTCCAACAATTATCGCTGGCATTCCAAATATTAACGCCGCCACGAAAGCAATTCCTGCTACAATTCCTGCTACTACTCTTATTACATTGAAAAAGCCAGCAACGAATTTTTCTCTAGTATTAGTGAGTTCCGCACCTGCCATTTTCCATACTCCCATCAAATATGTCCCAATACCAACTAATAATGCTCCAATAGTTGCAACGATGATTCCACTTAATATTTCGACAACTGAATATAGTATTCCTCCACCTGCTTGTAAAGCATTTACAATTTCTCCGCTTTGTAATGCATCCCATAACATAGTAACACTCGTTATTAAATTACCTAGACCACTACCAATTATACCTAAACCAAAAGAGAACGTTTGCTTCATAGCCTCAAATCCTTCAATCAATTGTCCTTTAGTTTCTTTTAGTAATGAAGCCAATAGTGCTAAACCTAATATTACTAATAAAAATACAGCAGATAGTTTCAAAAATGTCATTAGTAGTTTAAGTAAACCGCCAAGCATTCTTTTAGTAAGTCTCCATATATTTAGCAGTGGTCTACCTACCCAAGATTTTTCCCATTTTTCGATTCTTGCTGCTCTTTTAATTCCTTTACTTCGAATTTTTGATGCTTTCTTTTCTAATTTCTGAATATCTTTAACCTGTTTTATTAGGTTTTTATTGAATCTCTGTCCAATGTTAAATCTTTGAACCATTTTACCCTTGTCGCTACCTTTACCTCTTACTTTTGGTCCTGTCAACCTTTCTCTACCATCAGCACTCATTGCTGTACCAATTTTATTAGAATAGTTAAAAGGTAAATCACTTTTCAGTTTTGCAAGTTTTTCTTCCATTGCTAAAGACCTCGCTCCAGCAGTATTGAGAACTCTCATAAAAGGAATTTCTTTCTTTATAGATTCCACTTTTGATTCCATTGCATCTGATATATTATTAGCCAACTCTAAGGTTTTAGACCCACGTATTAATCCTGTTTTTTCTGCTGCTGCTCGTCTATTTGCGGCTTTTTCTAACTTATCTGCATTTTTAACTTGGTAAGATAACTGGTCTTGCATTGCTTTTAATGCAACAGTTGCGTCTCCATATTTGAATAATAAACCAGCATAAATTTCTGATTCTTTTTTCAACTGTTCTGAAACTGCTTCCCTTTCGGCAACAGTTCCTCTAATTGCGGTAGTAATTTTATCGTTCATCTCTCTTACTATTTCAGAAGATTTAGCAATTTCAGCAAGAGTTTTCAATTCTTCTGCCTGTTTTTTTCTACGTCTTTCTTCGGCACTCATCATACCTTCTACTAGCATTATACTAGCACGTACTTTGTTTTGTATTTGCCAAAGTCCTGAACCTGAAATGAATCTAGAAAATATTTGCCATCCATCAGATTTTAGAATATTATTTGTTTTACTAATTTGACTTTGCATGGCACGCATATTTTTTGCGCCATTGATAATTTGAGTATCGACATCATTGAAAGACCCTCTTATCTTGTCTAACATGTCGTCAATATCTTCAGCCATTATAATCACGTGCTACTTTTTGCTTTATTTATTGCCTCCGATTCCAGTCTCTTTACTTCTCCATGTATTTCTAACATTTCTTTTATCAGCGATGCTGGTGTTTCGTATGCCTCCGAAGGATTAATTGAGAACGTAGTACAATAAGTATAAAGCATAATTTTCATACCTATTGCCGATTCAACCTTTCCTCCTTTTAATGCTCTCCGAATTAGTTTTCGTTTCCCATATCATCCCCCATAACATCCACGAATGGGTTAGGGAGTATTTCTTTTAGTTGCGCACCAATATAGGGATTTAATCGAATAAGTTCAGTAGCACTTAGATGTGGTTCAGTCTTTTCTACAAAGTTCTCAACCATGTAACGGTACATTTTGTTTAGATTGATGCCCATAGTTTGACCTTGGGAATCCATATCCATTACAGACGATAACGCCTGTTCTACCTGTAACCAAGTTGGTTCTTTAATCCATACTTGGAGGTATTCATCAGAATCAGGGGATACCCTAATTTGATGGCATTCGGTTGCTGCTCTTGCGAACAGCGCATTCTTATCACTTACAATTTTTCTTTCTATCATTTTTCTATCCACCTAACTATATACTAACAAACAAACGTGTTAGTGGAATTAAAAAAGGAATAAGCGTTACCTGTTTGGTTACGCCTCCTAATTACCTGTTGCTGTTCCGCCTAAAGTTGGGATAGCCCATTTACCTATATATGAAGCAGCAGTTAATGTTCTAGCCTGTGCTGTTACTTCGGCTTCAACCGCGCCCTTATCTTCGGGGAAAGGAATAGTTACTGAATTAATTAGATAGTCAGCAAACTCAAGAGATATTTTTTCTCCTCCGGATTTTGTAAACTCTACTTTTAGACTACCTGTTGACTCTGCATCTTTTCTAAGTTCGTCCCATAGTTTAGTGTCTGTGATTAACATAGTTAATGAGATTTCATATGTTCTCTGTGCTGGTAAATGTGCAGATACTATTTGTCTATTGTAATTACCAATAAATCGCTGTGGAGTTAAGTTATTACTAATAGTAATAGAACCACTTTTTACTCTAGCAACAGTTTGTCCAAATAGTGTGATGCTTCCATCGGAGAATAAGAAAGGATAGTTATCAGCATCAGTTGCACTAAAATTAATCAGACCAGCCTCAGTTGCACTAGTATTAGTAGTAGCAGCAAGAGTGTTTTTGCCGCGTAGTGGTAGATATCCATTAGGTGCGTCAAACGCTCTACGTGTAACTAACTCAACAGATGATGTAAGTTCTTGGCCTTCTTCAAAATTAAGAGTTAGCGAATTGACTTGACACCCTGTAAAAATTCTAGAATACATATTTTCATGAGGAGTCAGTGCATCTAAAGTTGTAGTCGAACTATGGCCTCCTTTGCGGTATGCTACATCTAGTGCAAATGATGGCAATACGTCGTCATCCGCTTCACCAAAAGTATATGTAAATTTAGTACCAGTTGGTAAAATATTGACAGTATTTTCTGCTGCTTCGTTTGCACCCTCGGCAAATTCCGGATACAAGTTATTCCCAATAGAACGTACTATATTTTTGTTAGACGTATTATATGCCATAACGTTTTTTGCATTTGTTCCTGCCACAGCAGTATCTGCACCATCTTCTGACAAACTAGTTATTTTACCTAAAGCATAATATAACCACGAACCGTTATTTAATGATAATTCTAAAGAACCGCCACTAACGGTTTCTGCTCCTTTATATTGAAAATCAAAATTTCTTCCACCAGCAGCAGCAAGATTAAGTTGTTTCATTTCTACTTCTACATTAGGTGGGGTAAATGTATTCAATAACCCAACCCAATTATCTGAAAGAATAGTTCCAGCAGTACCGTTTTTAGGCCCGTAGCAAGGCGCACCAAACGATAATATTGTACCATCAATAGCACCACTAGACGGTACAATTGTTGAATCTACTGTAATTGTAGTTGTGGTATTAGCGGTAATAGTGTAGTAAGTAGGACTTGCTGTACTTCCATCGGCAGTAAGTTTGATAGTACATCCTACATATAGCCCTTCAACTAATAAATATACATCACTAGCAGATGAATGTAGTGTCAACACAGTATCGCTAGTTCTTACCATTGCATTCAAAAACATGTCAACTTCAGGAGCGATTCCAACTTGTGCATTAGCACCTACAAATACTTCATTACTTACCATTTTTTCACCCTATATTGTCGTCCTTGCGAATCTTTTCATTTCTACGCCTATTTTATACCCTAATAGTCTTTTTCCTCTATCATTTGCTTCATTCCTACTAGTTAACTTGATTAAATCTGCGTCTCCTATCGGCGGCGATGCGTCGTCTGCGGGTGTCGTATAGACAGTTGGCCTAAAAGCATTCTTTTCTAAAACATATCTGATGATTCGATATAATGCTTGTAATCTATCTCTAGAAAATGTATTTACTGTCATATCTCGACGGTGTAAAATTCGTAGATGTAGAGTAAAGGTAAATGTTTCATCTCGCGCTGCATAGTCAATAGACCGATATCCAGTAGTCGCACTATCTTCGTATACAATTAGTACTGATTCAGAATCGATATCAACTCGCATTCCTTCATTTGCTTCTATTGAACGAACATCAATAAATTTAGGTGTAGCATTGTGACTGGCTGTTATTTCACCAGCAGAAACTAATGCACTTCCTGCACTAGACCAATTATCTCTTAGTAATGTAATTATAAATGTCACTTCATCCATTTAAAACATCACCATTAACTCTTGAATTTTTTCCTTTGTTCTCAGTTTTAAAAACGTATCAGTAGCATTTTTTATAATTAATTCAGAAGAAAAACTAATGTCAAACCCAATCAATTCTGATATTTCCTCTAATGCTAAATTACGTTCTTTTTCGAGACGCAATATTTCAAAAAATTTCCTGCGAATTTCACTCATAATATCACGCAATAAAATGTATAACGTCCTTTTTACCATCTAATATAGCATTGGCTTCTTCTAAAAGAATATCATGTTTTGTCTTTAAATCAATATTAGAACCTGTATCAGCGATAAGTATAGAATTATCATCATGTCTAATTATTTCAGCCGCAACTAACTTGGTCGCCGCATCGTGTACAGTAGCCGGAACTCTCGTTTCACCAGTGACATATGTAACTCTGACAGAATGAGAACGTAAGTAAGGATAATTTTTCAAAAAGAATATTTTACCATCAATGTCAATCGTCCAGTAGTCTCCCATCCTACGTTGGTCTTGATTATCAGTAAACCCTGTAACTGAACCAAGGGTTGAAGAAATAGTACATGCAGACCCATCTTCTCCTAATAGTAGTGATGAAATAATAACGGTGTCTCCTCCTTCACTATCTGTTGTGGCATAAAAGAAATCTGAAATATGAACTGCATTATTACCATTTGCAGTAATAGATTTAGCAGCAGTTTCTCCTGTAAACTTCGCTGTCTTATGGGGGAAAACTTCGTTAATAGCATCGGCTACTTGACTAGCAGTAGTTTTAGGACCAAAATTGTCAAAGAAATCTATTCCTTTATCAAGAACAAATGTATAAGTTCCTACACCTAAGGTAATAGTCCAATTACCACTTTGAGGAGTAGGTGGCATTTTCACCTTAGCAGTTGCAGATGCTAAATCAACATACTTATCACCTTGCCATACTTCTAACCTAACAATTTTTTGAACTCTAGGTCTTTCTAATTGTACAAAGCCAACATAGTCTTTGAATCTGTGAACAGGATAAGCACCATGATTAAACGCTTCAAATCCATAAAATTCATTAGAATGTATTACTGGACGATAACTATGTCCTACAATATCGTCTACTCTTTCTTCTGATTTCTTAATTAATAGTCCTACTTCTGCAATACTAGGTGTAGTTCCAGTCGTAAATGGTGCTATTTGTAGCATCTTAGATATGTCACCATGAGTAGTATAATACCCACTACCATTAGTATAATTGACATTTATATTTGTGAAATCACTAGGTGAGGATAATTTACTCATGATACCATTCTCCGTAATGAGGCATAACCTCGTTTAATACCACCGATAGTTCTACTTTCTTCCATATCAGGAAACACTCCTTCTGAAGCCATGAGTTTCTCATCGATGTTAACTTTAATAGTAAATGGAATTAATCCCTTTTCAGATTGGTTAGGTGTTTTGTTAGTCAGTTCTCTTTTACTAGTACTATATTTCTCAACTAAGTCGTTTAGTAAAATTTCATTAATGTTAAATTCTACACTAATATCTCCTAATAAAATCTGTCTATTTACTGAAGTACCCGAAGAAGTTGTAGATTGCATGTAAGGTCCAAGTAAACGCTCTGCGTTTAAAGATAAATATTCTTTCGCTACCTGCGTACTTTCTTTAAGTAATTTATCCTTGAAGTCATTTACTTCATCAATATCTACTATCACTGCACCTTTTGTATTTCTTTTTAATCTTCTAACTGTTTTACCCTCTTCAGCAACAAGTTCCGTTTTACCTTTTGAATATGTTTTAACACCATTTGCTTTTATGGTATCTTTATAGTCAACTACTTCTAATGCTTCAAAGACCTTATCCGTTAGTTCTTTAATGTCGGCATTATGTATTAGTATTTTGAATGGAGAACCACCTTGAACTCGTATATCCCCAAATCCATAATCCTTAAACATCTTAGCATAATAATCACGAATGCTTAATTTAACAAGTCCGGGTTCAACTTTAATAGCATCTTCAACTCTATTTCTTTCGAATAGACTTTCTCCTTTATCTATTGCATTCATCAGATTAGTGGTTTTTTTGTTTTCGACAATAGTTTCTTCTTTTTCTCCTGCTCCTACTTCATATTGATATCCAAAGGTTTCCGGAGAAGTAATTAATTCTCTAAAAGTTATATTCTTTTCTTCTATTTTTTGATGCGCACTATTTTTTGATTTTGCTCCTAGTATAGCAAACGCTCCTTTTATTTCTTCTATTTTTTCAATAGCCGTAATAATAGGGACATCTCCAGCCTTTTCTAGTAAGGTTCTCATATATTCTTTATATGAAGATAATTCTTCATCTGAATCAAAAGCATCTGAAGGTAGTTGTAAAATTAATGGGACTTCTGTTTGCACTCGTTGTGCCTTTGATGCATCCTTAAATGCTCCTTTGGCATTGATAAAAATGTATTTTACTAACTGACCTAACAATTTACTGGCATCATCTTTTCCAATATTTGCAATATTTGCAGAAGTTACTTCATTTTTGGTTAATTGATATTCATTTCTTATTCCGGGGTCTTGGACATTTGAAATATTAACATCTACACTCATCCATTAAACCCCATCCTATGCTAGCCACTTAGCCCACGCTACACCTTTAGTTATAGCAGCACCTAACCCTAAACCACTTTGAGGTGGTGTATAGGAAGGTTGTCCAGTAGCAGGGTCAATCCAATATGGGTTATTATTCATATCATATCCTTGAGGAGGTACAGGATAACCACTACCATTATTCATAGCCATTTGTTGTTGAGCCATAGTATTGTTAATGTTGACTCCCATTCCCCCACCTTGAATCTGACTTGGATTCAAACCTTGAGGATTTTGCATTCCCATTTGTGGTGGCATAGCCGCTTGTTGTTGTCCAGCACTTGGGCTAGCAAATCCCTGAGATTCTAAATATTGTTGTTTAGCCATTCTACGTTGCATGATAACTTCTGAATTAACCGCAGTAGCCAAAAGATTAACAATATCCAAATCAATGTTTTCTTGTGTTATTGAAGTGAATTCAGATAATGATTCAGGGTGTATTTCTAAATCTCCATTTGTATTAGTAACAAATTTTTGTTTAACTAACATTTGACTAACAACTCTAGTTACTACATCTTCAAACATTTTTTCTAATGCATTTAAAAAAGGCTCTCCATGATATTGAAAAAACTCTTCTACATGATTCTCTTGTAATGTCAATAAGTTATTTACTGACTTAAATTGCTGTTGTCCCATAGTATTCATTTGTGTTGAAAGATTACCATTACTTGTTCCAAAAAGTCCCATTAGCCCTCACTCCCCTCTACGCTTACTTTAACACCGTCTGCTAACAAAGATTTAATCCTTTCAGACATAGCAGCGTTTTCTACCATCATTGCATACAACTGTTCTTCTTTCGAGGATGCTTCATTAGTAGGTGGGATAATTTTCCATCCTACTGAAACTAAAGAATTAATTTCCTCTTGTTTCAATGAAACCATTGGTCCTGCCTTAACAAGATTAACGGGATTTAAACTTTTAGCAGATGGTATATATGCACTAAAAGAAAGTCCATGTTGTTCTGCTAATATTTGTTGTTCTAACATTTCATATTGTCTATGCATTGAGCGTGTTTTTCACAATATGTTCCTCTCATTGGATATCCTTTTCGCACTTTATGTAAAGGTAGAGGAGGTCTCCTAACATCACCTGCTTCCCAAACTTTTTGTGAACCACATACCACACATCTATCTTTTAAATTATATTTGAATCGGTATGGTATTTTCAAGAATTTCTTTCTTTTCGGGCATCAATACTTTGATTATTTCTTTCAATTGTTTTTTGGGCTTTAGGTTTTTATACTCATATTGTATAATTGCACCTGCTGCTCTTGCGGCAGAAAATCTATCTAAAAATGGGTTAGTTCCCACATGGGCTGACTGTGCGCCAATAAGGTTTGTTGGGTTGTAGTTCATTGTCATGTGGTAATTCACCCTTAGTAGTCCTTTATCATTGTTAGGATTCCTCTATATACCATCTCTGAATCAGATTTGGCACTTACTATATATTTGTAGCATGGTATTCCTTTATCATTTAACTTCTGCATACCATTTCTAAAGGATTCAAATATTGGATGTTTTTCTATTGTTTCATAATCATATTTGTCTTTCCACAAATCATGTTTGTTAGCCCAAAGACCAACTGCTACGGGATAATCATGTAACTTTTTCTTTTTTCTTTTTCCGCCAATATTCCAATAAGGACTACAAATAGTATCTACCAAAAAAGTCCAACATAATTGTTGTTCTATATCATAGTGCTTATCCATATGTCTATCATCTAACATAAAAATTATATATTTAACTTTTCGAGTTCTCATATCTTCTACCCACTCTTGCCAAAATACTGTTTCACCTCCGACATCAGCAGTTTTAACAGTATGAGCATCACCGTCTAATTTTACATATTTTCTTGAGGCTCTATGTAGCCCTACGGTTCTATCTGTAATAGAAGGAACTTCACCTCTAGTTCTTAATTGATGATGTAATGTAGTTTTACCTGCTTTACTTGCTCCATATACCCCAAATGGTATAGAATGTAATCTTTGGTAAACTTTATTCATACCTTCTACTAATAGAATAGCGAAGCCCGCCATTACTGACATTATATATCACCATAAATGATGCCATAAATTAACTATCCCATTCCATGTAGAAGTAAACAAATTATAACCAAACAAAGATATTGCATGGCCGACCAAGAAACTAATTCCACAAGCAATACCACTCCAAAGAAAAAATCTTGCTCTTAAAAACCAAATATCAGCAGAATGCGCTCTTTGTAAATCATAGGCTAATGTGGATTCATCGAACCCCATTAGGATTTCTCCTACCATATAATCACCTACTCATTGAACCCTGTTAAAAATGTTGGGCTAATTGTATTCCCTTCAAACTGTTGTGATTGTTGTTGCATTGCAGGTAAATTAGCATCTCCATAGAAAGGTTGACCGAATGATTGATTGAAACTTCTAAGTGATTCTCTAACTCTTTTACGATTTTCCTCATCTCTTGCTTTTCTATTCCAATAAGCATCTATTTTTCTTTGTAATAAAAAATCTTCAATAATATCATTTAACATTAAATCAAATAATGCCTTCAATAACATAATACCTCCTACTGTACATATTCCAAACAGTACTGCGTGGGATAATCCCGTGTATGGAAAGTCAACTCCATATATAGTGTAAAAATAAATGTTAGTGCCACTAATAGCACCAACGAAAAGTATAGTCATTACTAATCTTGTATCTGTATCAATACTAGGCATTGTTTCAACTCCATGTGCAAGAGTATGAACCGCCCGAACCTGTTAGAATTGCAGTTATTCCTGTACCCATTGACCTATTGTGCATATCAAATTCTATTGTGCTATTAGCAGTTAGAATTAATCTAGCAACCTCATCTGCTGAACCAACAGATGTATTGTTATGGTCGTATATTTTTAATGTAGCAGTTCCGGTAGAACAAAAATGGATGCTTGTTAATTTGCACCTGCCATCATTTACTACTGCACTTGCAGTTTTTACAGGACTACCTGCGGAAACCATTACTTCACTTCCTTTTTAGTAGTAGTCTTTTTTGCAGGGGTTTTCTTTTTTGCAGGGGTTTTCTTAGCGGCAGGTGTTTTCTCTATCACCTTTTCTTCCTTTAGCAGGATAGTTTCAATTACAGTTTCAACAACATGTTTCCATTACTTCTTCTACCTTTCTTCTTTACAGGAGTTTTTTTTCTTTGGATATAGATAGATAAAACATCTCTTCTTCTGCAACATTAAATGTGCTTTTAGATATTTTAACCTTCTTCCGTCTAAGTTGAAAATATCCTTTCTTATCATCTTGTGTAAAATCAATAAGAATTGATTCATCTCCTAAATACAATCTATTGCAATGTCTTGCAGGTAACTTCGCAAGGACCATGTTGCGCTCCTAATGGAATATGTTTCCCCTGCCCCTCTTATTACCAGTCTCGCCATTCAGGTCTATGTGTTTACAAGTTTCACTAATGCCATAATTATCAACCCTTTTTTATATTGGTAGTAATCCCTACCCCGATACTTCGGAGTAGAGACTACTACTTTACGTTTTCACTTATTAATGAAGTACTTAAGCACTCTTTAGGTTAGTAATCTTACCTTGTCCCTTGAAGAAAGAACAGCATGTTTCACCCATAGTGCGGTACATACCTTGGTTTCCAAGTTTACCAACACCGAATGGGTTTCCACTAGTAATACCATCTTCGAAGTATTGTGTAGGTTTCATTACAGATAGCCACAGGTGGTCTGTATCTAGAACTAATATATCACTGATACGGTTCTGTTACATGTGTACTTACCTGTTGACGGCATATCTTTAGCAGGGATGATTGGTATGTCATAGTATGTTGCAACTCTGAAACCAACTTCTTGACCCTTAACACCACGAACACCATTATGGGAAGGAACGATTTCTTTCCTATCCATAAATCTCTCTTGTGCTTGTAGTAAGTCAGAGATTTTCTGTATGGTATCGTATCCTGTAAGATAACTTTAGGGTTTCCACCGTTTTGTACGGATTCTTCCTAATCATATCATTAAGTAGGCTTAGTGTTAGAACTCTACATTCAGCTGATAGGTATAACCTGCTCCGAAATCAACTTCTGCATCTAAGAAAGATGGTACACCTGTGTAGGTAATGCTCCACTGCTTCCTGATGTGTTAACAGTAACAGTTCTAGTTGAACCAAAGATAGTTGTAGCATCAGCAAGTTGTGCTGAATGTACCATCGTTTTCTTGTGTTAGGAAGACGTTATCTTCTTGCATACATTGCCAATTTCAGCAGCAGATGAAACTATCTTCATCAGTGAAGTGTAGTTCTTCTCAATACCTGTAGTACCGTTCTCGAGTATACTTCTCAAGAGGCATAACTAACATTTTGCTCTGAACTTCTGCGTGTAGTTTACCCATGTCTTCTCTAACAATAGCACGAATATCACCAACACCATCATCTATTGCAGCCATTTCCATTCCAAGTTCTGAGAACTCGAATAGATGTGCAATAGTCTTAGGGCTAACATATAGTTTAGTATATTCAGGAGCAATTGCTCTGAAACCATCTGCACCACCTAATGTTGCGTTTTCTCCAACACCACCAATTTGGTCTGCTCTAGGAGTTGCTGCATCTGCTGATGAAATACTAGCGGTAACTGCATTAGTACCTGTACCGAATGCTGCGTCACTACCACCAATAGGTCGTGATTTCAGAACTCTCCATCCACTAGATGTGTATGGTCTCTTAGCAAGCATTGCTAGAGGGTTTACTTCTTGGTTTAATACATTGACCAAACTTTCTGTCCATATAGTAGGTTGTACAAATCACCTAGACCTGCTGCACCCGTAAATGCATTAGCACTAGTATCGTGAGGAGTACCGAAACCACCTACAACTCCACCTGCTTTAAGCAAGGCATTGCCGCTTCCTGTTCCGCCATATCCGTATGTTGCTGCTTCTAAATCTTTCATTGTTTTAATATATCCACTCATAATTTCACTTCCTTAATTTCCCCTCACAAGAGAATGTACGTCATCCCAAGTCATATCAGCTGCTGCCTCTAAACTTGTAGGTATTCCTTCCGGTAATGCCATTGACATTTCCGCGCTTTTGCGAATTCTCATTCGTCTTTCTCTGATAGAGATTTTCGTAGTAGAGCAAACTCTTCTTTTAGTGCTGCTACATCTGTTCTAGCATCGTATGATGCGGATTCTGCTGCTGATTTCTTAACTGCAAGTTCTTCTGAAAGTCTTGCTTCAAATTGCTTAGAAAGATTATCGTATGCAAGTTTTTCCATCTGCTCTGCTTTGAATTGTGCATATGCTTTCTCAACATTTTCTGCACTTAGGTTAAGAGTACTAGAAGTCAGAAGCCTCTAAGCCTTCACTCTTTAGTTCAGTAGGTGCAGCAGTAGGCTTACCGCCACTTACTACTAATTCACCTGCTTCGTAGTCTCTAGTTGAATCTTCATCAAGAGCCTTCTCTTCCATTTCAGATTCATCCATAGATTCTTTTTCCATTTCCTCATCATCATCGGCATCCATATATGCCATTTCATTCTTCGTTACTTCGTCATATTTTCCTTCCTCTCCGAGTCCGTTAACTTGTTTCATCAAGTCATTCAACTCTTCGAGTGCTTTTTCCAACTTCTCACTCATTGTTTTATCCTCCATTTTTAAAATGTCGAATTTTGCTTCGGGATTAATCCCCTTTTCACAGATAGTTACTTCGTGTAACTCCAATCTGTCTATCTCATTGTATTCACCGAACTCATCCGATGTTTTTTGTTTCTTAGAAATCGCTTGACCTCCAATACTAAAAGAACGTAAAGTTCCTTTTCTAATACTTCTTGAAATTTCTTTTGCTTTTTCTATGTCATCTCTTAATTTAATAACAACATAAAACCCTACATCATCTACTCCTGTCTTGTGTAGAGTACCATTAGTATCTCTATACTTTTCAATGACTTCTCCTACCTGTACATTAGAATGATTAGACATAACATTCCTATATTTCTTTTCAGACATATATTTTTCAACTGCTTCATCTAACGCCTTCTAATGTAATTAAATCATTTTGCTTATCTACAATTTCTATTGAAGCATAGCCTCCAATAACTAAATCATCAGACTTGAGAATAGTAAACTCATGTTCTTTATCTACTTGCATTAAAATAGATGGCTGCATGAGCATTATTTTTTTGTCTTTTTAGTTTTACTATATTAACTAATCGTTAATTTTAGGTGGAAATTCTAAATTGGAATATTTATCCTCTTGAATATTCCAAACATCTACGTCATCTTCATCCTTCAACATATCTTGTTTTTTACCTGTCCAAACTATCCATGTTTTTTTCTCATTAAGAGGCACTACTCTAACGTGTATTCTAGTGTCGAACTTATCTCCTTCTAATTTATATTCATGGTAGCCATCCTTTTGGACTCCTAGAATAACATTTCCCTTGTCTATAACTTTACCACCGTTTATTTTTTCTGCTACAATAGCAGGGTATTTATTCGATTTACCAAATAAATTATACACATCATCAGTATCTTCAATGTCTATTAACCAAGCAAACCGTTTTTTCTTATAATCAATTATAAAATTAAGATTGCCGTCTTCTTGTTTAGTTATTGTAAACTCGCCCGTTCTAGATTCTTCTTTATGAATAACCATATCATCTGTATCTTTTTCTAAAACTTCTTCGTTAGACATGAAAGTATTAGGGTGTTTGTAAATGAACGAATCTTGTTTTTTCATCCAATTCATTAATTTAGATTCGAGTGAATCAAAAAGACTTTGGTATAAATCCATATGATTTTTTCTAACAAATAGTAATATTTTATCAAACTCTAGAGCATCTTTACCACTATCTAATATTTCATTACGAATTGATATTCTTAATTCGGAACGTTTACTTTTTATTAATTGATTTAATTCTTCTTTCCACAAATCAATATTATGCAGAGCATTTTTCTCCATTAAATTATCGCCCTCAAATCCATATAAAGTATAGCCTTCTAAATTTTCCTTTAATATTATTTCAGCAACACCGTGCGTATCATCTGTAATATAATATCCTTTCTTAAGTTTTTTAGGTTTTACTAAATCGGATTCCATACCACTCATAATTCTAAATGGCTTAGGAACTTTACCTGCAAGACCCTGTACTAAAGTGCTAAGAGATTTCTTACTTTTGCTTGCTAATTTTTCTAAAGTAGCAATATTATCAGATTGTGTTACTTCCGGTAATTCTATTACTTTGGCAGAATACAAACTGAATCCGTTTTTCTTCTTAGTTACTTCATCAACTTTAACTCTAACAATAGAGCCAATGTCAACATTTATTTTAGTGTTGAGAGCCTTACCAACTTCTAAATATGCTTTATCTTCATAATTCAACAGTAGAATAGTTTCTAGCAACTTCTGCTGTAACAGGGCCGATTCCCATAGTATAAGAATGTAGATTACTTTTTGTCTTTCTATCGTCTAAAACCACTAACATCTAAATCAACAAATTTTTTCCACTTAATCCACTTTGGATTTTTTCTATTTCCTATGTAATATGTAGATTCAATGTCTTTGATAACCACACCTTCTGACGCAGGTAGTTTCATAATATCTTGAGAATAGTTTTCAACTTCTTTCTTTGAGTCAGCAATTCTAGTATCTTTCTTAGATGGGAATGCTAGTTTTTCTGAGGAATGTTGAGCGTATTGATATAATAAAATATTAATTCTTTCTCTTAATGGAGTATCGTCTGTAATATCTTTACCTTCGTGTAACATAATATCAAAAACGTGAGCCTTCAATGTGCCTTCTGTTTTTTCTGTGGAATACATGAGTGATAGTATCTGCTCGGTGTAACGGTTCATCTTCCATAAACAACAGTAATTCTGCATCTAAGGATACAATCTCCAAACTGTTTCTTTTCCATATGCTTAACTTGTTCTGGACATTTAGAAGTAATATCCTTTTGATTGTAAGGAATATATAGTTAACTTCATCATTGAACTTTATGAATTTGTATTCTCATACCATCGTACTTTTCTTGAACAACAAACTCTCCACGTTAACCCCTTTTAATGTCATCTAATATCATCTATCTCGAAAATCCGATACATTGGTTTGTTAGGTTTAATAAAATCTATACCTGCTTTTTTTTCTTGTTCAGATTTAGCAATATCTAAATCTTCTAAGTTTTCCCACTTTTCCTCTGAATATTGACTTTGATATACTTGCTCTAATAGTTTCATTGCATTTCCAAACTTACCCTTAACTCGCTTACTATCTTTATCGTCTCCATAATGTTCTATAATATACAATGGAATATCTTTGGGTGATATATCTAATCCATTAGCACCATCAGTGATTTCATCAGGTTTTAATTCTGACTCCTCCCATGCTTTTTTTGGTAAAGCAGAACTGTGACTTCTCATAGCATAATGAATAAAGGAAGCAAACACTGCTTCATCATTCAATAATACACTAAGTACTTT